GAAAGCCAGATTATGGGGCTAAAACAATCTCTAGAAGGCTTCGATCAAAACAGTGTATTAGATCTAGAAGATGCTATTGACGAGTCAGTACAGGCTATACGCCAGGCTAACGGTAGCGTATATAATAGAAAAAACAATAAAGAGTCTTATCAAATATGCCAACGACGAGATCGACGATATAGTCGACAGTGAAGAATGGGAAAGACGCTACGGCAATAAAGAAGAAACCACAGAAGGTATGAAGTTTCCAATGGCAGGATCATACAAGCAAGGCCCTGCAGGACAATGGAGTAACCGCGGTTCTAAAAAAAATCGTCCAGCGAAGAGAGGTGATCTAGTTGGAGGTGCAGGACTATAATGGTAGAAGTTACTCCATCGGCTAAAGTAAAGATACAAGATCTTTTAGATGAGGAAAACAATCCTAATCTAAAGTTGCGCACCTTTGTACAAGGCGGTGGATGTTCTGGATTCCAATACGGTTTTACCTTTGATGACGAGCAGAATGAAGATGATTTTGAAATATCAGTAGGACGTTGGAAAATACTTATAGATTCGATGAGTATGACCTATATGACTGGTGCTGTTATTGATTATAAAGAAGATTTGATGGGCAGTCAGTTTACTATAAAAAATCCTAATGCCACTACTACATGTGGCTGTGGCAGTAGCTTTGGAGTTTAAAATGAGATACAAAGATATTATAAAAAGTGATTTAGATGAGGCAGGCTACTTCGGTGGTGGCGGAAGCTACGATAGAGATTACAATAGTAGCGTAAGCGGGTTCGGTCGCAGAAATAGAGCTGACGATTGGGACGAGGGTAATACTGAACCACCAAATAACTTTGCCATCTATATCAATGGTAGGAAATGGAAGGTATTACACGGTCAAGGAACATACGCTGACGATCACAGAGAAATGGCCCAGCTTCGTCGTTTACAAGACATGTGCCGCAGAAAAACTGAGCAGACTGGTAAAAAATGGGAAGTATCTCGTACAGGTGAAAAGGCCACAGACTAATGGACAAAACTCTTAAAGACTATATCGAAAGAACGACAAAACGTCTAGAAGAAGAAAATAAGTCACCGGAGCCTCAACAATATCCGGTATACCCAGAAAATAATAACGAAGAAGATACTCCTAAAAATCCTTACGGACAACACTAATGAAAGCAGCAGATCTACACTTACCAGAAGGAATGGAAGTCTATGTAGACATGGACGGTGTGATCGCGGACTTCTTTACAGAATATGCTAAACTTGCAGGAGTAAAAAGCGGTAACTACAGAGACATTCCTCCCGCCAAGGCAGATCCTACATTAGATAAGATGGTCGGTACTGATTTCTTTTTTAGGCTTCCTAAGTTTCCAACAGCAGATAAACTTTTAGATATAGTAGTCGATGCTGCCGGAAGTTATAAGATCTGTTCAAGTCCTCTTAGAGGAGATCACGAGAACTCAGGTGTACAAAAGCGTAGATGGATTCAAAAGAATCTACATGTACAACCTAAAGAAATCATTATAACTCCTAACAAGGCCAAATATGCTAAAAGTCCCAATGGACTTCCTAACGTATTAATCGACGATCGAGGAAGCAATATAACATCATGGGAAGCTGCTGGCGGCATCGGTATCAAATATCAAGCAGACGAAGACAGTCTTAGAGTTATCTTAGACGGGCTTAAACGTGCCAGACGTGTAGCCAAAGGCGAACAAGATCACGAGCCTCAACAACTTGTTAGCAAAGATAGAGGTGGTAGTAACGCTATTGCTACAGCAAAAGATGAAAGCATCAGAGAAGACTATCATCCACATCAGAAAAAAGTAGAACACTTTATAAAATGGGTTTACAAAAAGCTAAACCTACACGATCCCCTACCAGAGATTATTTTTAGTAACAATACTAAGTTAGCAAAAAGCAAACATAGAACTGGTTATTTTAATAAAGAGAAAAATGTAATATATGTCTATACAGGACATAGAAATCTAGTAGATATCTTTAGAACCCTAGCGCATGAAATGACTCATGAAAAACAGGGTGAAGAGGGTCGTATACATGGACATAGTCCTCCCGGGAGTCCCAATGAAATGGATGCAGATTCCAAAGCAGGATATCTGATGAAACTTTATACCAAGTCGCATCCTGAAATAATCGACGGTTCGTTAACTAAAGAAAACTTCGCGGACGGTAAAGGTCCTGGTCGTCCGGGTGATAGCCAACGTCACGGAATACCCAAAAAAGCTACTATGGCTGAACTAGAAAAGGCTTCACATGCAAAAGGGCGTAAAGGACAACTGGCCCGCTGGCAGATAAATATGCGTAGAGGGCATAAAAAATGAGACTAGCAGAAATATTAAGGAAACCTGTAAAAGAGTCCGCTTCAGCGGGTGCTACAGGCGCAGGAGCTATAGCTAGTACATCTGCTACAGGAGCAGGCCCTAATGTAGGAACGCTGTTTGGGGGCAGTTACGGGCAGAAACGTAAGAGCAAGAAGAAAAGCGAATCTATTATCAAAAGATAAATACATTATGAACCTTAAAACGCAAGGACACTAACATGGATTTTAAAGCACTCATTAACAAGATCGGAGAACTAGATGACAAGATCAGCTCAGTTCCTGCACCACAGCTACCTAAAGCTGTACAGCTAAACGAAGACGCCCAGCTTCGTGTACTAGCTGGCACTTCTTCATATATTTCAGAAGCTAAGAAAAAAGCTGAAGAAAAGAAAGAAGATAAAGAAGAAGTCAAAGAAGAAATGAAAGTCGGCGATAAGAAGCCAAGCTCAACTGGCGGAACTATCGAAAAGACTAAAACAGGTATCAAACACCACGCAGGCAAGAACTACGGCGGTGATAAAGCTCCTAATGTTAGTGACGACGAAGACGCACCAAAGAAGAAAGCTAAGAAAGAATCCATCGATCCAGTGGCATTTAAATCTAAGTTCAGCAAGATGGTAGAAGCCAAGAAAGCTGACGACAAGAAGAAAGCCAAGAAGGAAAAGATGGAAGAAGGTTCTAAGCCAGATTTCCTAGATCTAGACAAAGACGGCAACAAGAAAGAACCAATGAAGAGTGCTGCTAAATCCAAGGGCGGAGACAAGAAGGACGATAAAAAGGGCATGAGTGCTAAACAAGCCAAGTTCTTCGGTAAAAAGAAAGCAGTTAAAGAAAGCATAGAACAAAAACTAACTTTCAAACAAATGATCCAACTAGTCCGTGAAAGCGGTGGCCAACAACAAATCGATCCAGTTGATCGTGAACTGTTTGCTTGGGCAACTAGAATCGCTCAAAGAAAGTTTAACGAATCAGCCAAACAAGAAGTTTATGCTGGTTTAGTATACGAGCGTATGGGCGGTGTATTTGAAATGTACGACGTTCTATCCGAAGCACAAAAATAATTTTTGTTTTTGGTAATATAAAGCCAGTCATAGGTTGACTGGCTTTTTTTATGACTATATACTTGTCTTATAGTCAGGAGAAACTAATGGCAAAAATCTATGGTCCGGAAGAAAAAGCAAAACTAGAAAGATTGATCAACGAAGGATCAAATGTCCTACGCGAAGTAGAAGATCTGCAAGAAGGTCTTAAAGAAACAGTCAAGGCAGTAGCAGAAGAACTACAACTTAAACCAAGTATTATCAATAAAGCTATTCGCATCGCACATAAAGACAACTGGAAAGATCACGAAAACGAATGGGAAGAAATCGAAGGTATTCTTGGTGTTACTAAACGCTTACCAGAATGATAGACTTATTAAAACCAACCTTTGATTGGATACGAGATGACTGGAACAGTAATCCTTTCCGTTTTATTGTTGAGCTTGTCGCTTGGGCTGTCAGTATTGGGTGCAGTATTACTATGGCTGTTACTGTCCCCAACCCACCACTTCTCGCTCTTTATCCTGTTTGGATCTCTGGCTGCGCCATGTATGCTTGGGCTGCTTATACTAGGAAATCATTTGGCATGTTGGCTAACTACATCTTGTTGACCAGTATTGATACATACGGTCTGATAAGAATGCTAACTAATTAATATAAGGTTCGATCAGCCATAAATGATCAGTTGGGTATTTGCGAGCCGAAAATCGCAAGGAGAAAAATATGAGTTACGTTGACGCATTCTATGATCGCGAAGACGACATTATTCGTGTCGTTGAGCGCAATGAAAAAGGTGAAAGGCATTTTAAAGATTATCCTGCCAAGCATCTTTTCTATTATTACGATCCCAAGGGCAAGTATCAAAGTATCAAAGGTGAACCACTCACCCGTGTAGTCTGTAAAAATATCAAAGAACTACGAAAAGAACTTGCTATACATTCAAACAAAAAGCTATACGAATCAGACATCAATCCTATCTTTAGATGTCTAGAAGACCATTATATCAACATTGACGCTCCAAAACTAAATGTAGCATTTTTCGATATTGAGGTCGATTTCGACCCTGCTAGAGGATATGCTAGCCCAGACGATGCATTTATGCCTATCACATCTATCGCTGTGCATCTACAATGGGTTGACACATTAGTTTGTTTAGCTATGCCACCTAAGACGCTATCTATGGCTGAAGCAACCAAGGCTGTAGAAGATTTTCCTAATACCATGCTATTCGACAACGAAGCAGATATGTTAGATGCTTTTCTAGATCTGATACAAGATGCTGATGTTTTAAGCGGGTGGAACAGTGAAGGGTTTGATATTCCCTATACGGTCAATCGTGTTACCAAAGTCCTAAGCAAAGAAGATACACGTCGTTTCTGCCTTTGGAACCAATATCCTAAGAAAAGAGAGTATGAAAAGTTTGGTAAGACAGCGGTCACATATGATCTAATCGGTCGTGTTCACTTAGATAGTCTTGAGCTATATCGCAAATATACCTATGAAGAGCGTCACACTTATCGACTAGATGCGATCGGTGAGATGGAGATTGGCGAAAACAAAACAGTCTACGAAGGCACACTCGATGCGTTGTATAACAATGACTTTAAAAAGTTTATTGAATACAACAGACAAGATACAAGCCTACTTGATAAGTTAGATAAAAAACTAAAGTTCTTAGATCTGTCAAACAAGATCGCACACGAAAATACTGTATTGCTACAGACAACTATGGGTGCGGTAGCTGTTACTGAACAGGCTATTATCAATGAAGCACATCGCAGAGGTATGATCGTTCCTAATCGTAAGAAGATGGAAGAACACGGTGATACACAGGCCGCAGGTGCGTATGTTGCATATCCTAAGAAAGGCATCCACGAGTGGATTGGTTCTTTAGATATTAACTCATTGTATCCTAGTGCCATTCGTGCATTAAACATGGGGCCCGAAACTATCGTAGGACAACTGCGCCAAGATGGGACCAAAGCACACCTCGAAGCTGAAATGGCCAAAGGTAAGAGTTTTGCGGCCGCTTGGGAAGGCATCTTTGGAAGTCTAGAATACACTTCAGTGATGGAAAGAGAAGTAGGACGAGACATAACTATCGACTGGGAAGGTGGCGGCAGCGATACCCTTAGTGCCGCTCAAGTTTATGATCTTATATTTGAAAGTAATCAACCATGGATGATCAGTGCCAACGGTACTATCTTCACATATGAAACTGAAGGAATCATTCCTGGTCTGCTAGCTCGTTGGTATAAAGAGCGTAAAGAGATGCAGGCCAAACTTAAAGAATCTATCGCGGCAGGTAACAAGATTGAAGAAGAATATTGGGACAAGCGTCAACTGGTTAAAAAGATTAATCTTAATAGCCTTTATGGTGCAATCCTTAATCCTGGTTGTCGCTTTTTCGATAATAGGATCGGGCAATCTACCACGCTTACGGGCAGAGCTATTGCAAAACATATGGCCAGTAAAGTAAACGAAATCATTACCGGAGAGTATGACCATATCGGTCGAGCTATCATCTACGGTGACACAGACTCTTGTTACTTCTCTGCGTATACTACGCTAAAGAAGGACATTGAGAAAGGATTGATTCCTTGGACTAGAGAATCAGTCGTAGAACTTTATGACACCATAGGAGAAACTGTAAATGGAACCTTCGTCAAGTTCATGTCAGACGCTTTCCACGTGCCAAAATCTAGAGGAGAGGTCATCAAGGCAGGTCGCGAGATTGTTGCAAGCAAAGGACTCTTTATTACAAAGAAACGATATGCAGTCCTCTACTACGACAAAGAAGGCAAGCGATCAGACGTCGACGGCAAACCAGGCAAGATTAAAGCCATGGGGCTCGACCTCAAGCGGTCAGATACCCCGGTTGTTATCCAAGACTTTCTCAGTGAAGTCTTGACCCGAGTACTAAATGGCGTACCTAAAGAAGAAGTGTTAGAATATATCACTGACTTCCGAACCGATTTTAAAACTAGACCAGGTTGGGAAAAAGGTTCACCTAAACGTGCCAACAACATTACAGAGTATGCAGCCAAAGAAAAGAAAGCAGGCAAGGCCAATATGCCAGGTCATGTTAGAGCTTCCTTAAACTGGAATACTTTGAAACGTATGTTTGACGACAAGTATTCTATGACTATCGTAGACGGTGCCAAGGTCATCGTCTGCAAGCTCAAAGAAAATCCTATGGGCTATACATCTGTGGCTTACCCAGTCGACGAACTGAGATTGCCGCAGTGGTTTAAAGATCTTCCATTTGACGATCATCAGATGGAAAATACCGTTATCGATGAAAAGCTAGAAAACTTGATCGGGGTCCTTGAATGGGACATCAGTCAAACTAGAAGCGATAATACCTTTAACAAGTTATTTGATTTTGAGTGATTTGACACTTGTTTTTTTCTCAAGATCTAAATATAATCAGATTATAACTGGAGAACTCTAATGAAAGACATTTTACAAGATATCGTGGGTCATACACAGAACCTCGGTTTTCTAACTACCGTCAAGGTAACAGGTACAGAAGAAAAGACAACTATTAACTCAATGGCAGATGACCGTTCAGTTATCATGGAAGCTGAAACTTCTGCTCCATATGCAGACATGATTGGCGTATTCGGTATGCCGCAACTGCAAAAGCTAAAGTATCTGCTAGATGGTGCAGAATACAAAGATGATGCTAAAATCACTATCACTACAGCAGAACGCAATGGCGAAACTATTCCTGTAGGCATCCACTTTGAAAACAAAGACGGTGACTTCAAGAACGACTATCGTTTTATGAACTCAGAAATCATCAACGAAAAGATGAAGACTGTCAAGTTCCGTGGTGTTAAGTGGGACGTAGAAGTAGAACCTACTGTTGCTGCTGTACAGCGTTTTAACTTCCAAGCAGGTGCTAACAACGAGCATCCAACATTCCTTGCCAAGACAGAAGGTGGAAATCTAAAGTTTATCTTCGGTGATGCATCAACACACGGCGGAGAGTTTATCTTTGCACAGAATGTACCAGGTAAACTTGATCGTGGTTGGACTTGGCCTGTGTTGCCTATCTTGAGTATTCTTAAGATTTCAGATGTCAACAACACCAAGATGTCATTGAGCAATGAAGGCGCTATCCAGATCACGCTAGACAGCGGATTGGCAACTTACAAATACATTATTCCAGCACAGGCGGCCTAATGATTAGTACTATTATGCCCACAGGTAGATATGTGCAGGTGTCAGGAGGCGGCGCCAGCACATACGTCAATAACTATTCTGGTTCACAGGGTGTCGGCAACATGCGATACAATACCAGTATGCAATGCATGGAAGTCTTTGACGGTCAGAACTGGCAAAAGATAAACATGGCAACCGCTTCAGTTGGCCTAAATCACGAAGCAGAGTCATTGCTAGACTGGGCCCGTGATAAACGTGCCGAAGAACTACAGTGGAAATCATTGGCTGAAACTAACTCCGCTGTTAAAATAGCATTAGAAAATCTAGAAAAAGCAAAACAACAACTAAAAATAACTGCGACATTGGCACAAGAAACATCACGTGACTATGGAGAAGTTATGGAACAGGCAAGCCCATAATATGAAAAGACAAATACACCTTACACCATTGCAGAAAGATTATGCTGTATATCTACCTGCTATCAGTAGTTTTTACAGCACCTATGTAGCTAAACAACGACTCGAAGAGTTTGTGCCTAACGACCGTATTCCTAAAGGAATGGATCGAGGTATCGAAGGAATGAACTTTCTTAACGAAGAAGAAGGTTACTTTACCTATACCTATGCGCTGTATTCTGCAGGACATGCTCAGTTAGATCTCCAGAAAAGCCTTGAGCAAGAATCAATGATACAGCAACGTAATAGAGGTCGTACCGTTATCGTAGGAGATTCCGGCGGATATCAGATTGGTAAAGGTGTTCTTAAGTTTGATTGGTTGAACTTCGAAGGTGCAGAAGCTAACAAGACTCGTAAAAAGATTCTTGAGTGGTTAGAACTAACTGCTGACTGGTCTATGATGCTGGACGTTCCGACTTGGGCGTGTGACCACATTCACAGTCCAAAGACTGGGCTAAAGACTTTTGAAGACTGTCTAGAAAAGACTCGCTTCAATAACAAATATTTCCTTGATAATCGCCTAGGGCAAACTAAATGGCTTAATGTGCTTCAAGGTGGTGACTGGGATACTGCACAACAATGGTACGAAGGTGTTAAAGAGTTTAGCGATCCTAATGGCCCCTATGCTGGTAAAGAAGCAGAAGGATGGGCCTTTGGTGGTGCCAACATGTGCAAGATGGACATTACCCTCAAACGTTTGATGGTGATGCGTGACGAAGGAATGTTAACCGGTAAGAACTGGATCCACTTCCTGGGTACAGCACAGTTAGACTGGAGTTGTTACCTAACACAGATCCAACGTCAAATCCGTAAGCACATCAATCCAGAACTGACTATTAGCTTTGACTGCGCTAGTCCATTTATTGCTACAGCTCACGGCCTTGTTTACACTAATGCACAACATCTTAACAAGCGTTGGTCAGTAATCATGGACAAGGCTCCTGATAATAAGGCACTAGCAGGCAGCGATATTCCGTTTCCTTTTGAAAGCGAGTTTGGTAGCAGATTAACAATGGGGGATATCTGCTATATGGCTCCCGGTATGCTAAACAAACTTGGCAAAGAAGGTAAGACTAGTTGGGATAGTTTTGCATATGCTCTAATGATGGGTCATAATGTAGAATGTCATATCAAGGCAGTACAACGTGCTCAACAGTTAATGGATATCGAATGCACTAGATTCAAACCAGATTGGCGTAACTGGGGTCTCGAAGGCAAGAAAGAGATCGAGTTAAGCGAATGGGTTCCTAGAAAGATCCTTTATTTCGGCACATTCATCGAAGAACTGTTTAATACTAAAGATAAAACAGAAGCATTTGATCTTATCAATAATGCCGGTGGATTCTTAAAGAGTCTCGAAGGTGCTCGACTACAAGGTGGTCCTGCTGATAACGAGTTTAATAACTTGTTTGATTGGGGTGATGCCAAAAAAACTGATCCTGAAAACTTTGATCAACAGGATGATGACGATTTACGTGCTTTAGAAACCGAACTTACACAGGAGTAACACATGTATGAACTCAGAATCAAACATCTCGAAGAAACACACAGTATGCTCAACAAAAAGATCGACAATTTGGAAAGAACAGGCGTCTTTAACGACCTAGAACTTGAAACTTTGAAGAAACAGAGGTTGCATTTAAAGGATGAAATCTCTATAATGAAAGATAAGCAAAAACGTTATCAGGAAGATAATGACTGACAAATGCACAACCTGCGGTAAAACATACAGCATAACTTGTGATTGGAATCAAGGACGCTGTCCAAACCATCCACCTTATTTCAATCCACATTCATTGCGATTCTATAATCTTCTAAAATCAATCAAAAATCTCTTTAAGAAAGACTAAAATGGATCAAGTATATCTGATCAAACCACTCGAAAAGAAAAGCATTGTCTATCACGTCGAGATGTTTCGTGAAAACTCAGATGGAACTATAAGCTGGTTCAATATGGACGAAACTTTCCGTTGGGGGCAAGGATTCGTCGAGGGAGACATGGACGTCAATCTTCCCCGATCTGATGATCCGGTTGCATATGCCAAAACACAACCAGGATGGGGCTGCGAGTTCGATGACAGTATCAGCATAGATTTTGAGTTCAGCGAAGATATCACCGTTGAAGAACAAGAAGCTATCCGAGAAGAATACTATAACGGTGGTGCTGGATGGTTGTTTGATGGTGAACACGATTGGCAAGAAGAAGATAGTGCCGTCCATATTTACGCACCGTTTGAAGTTACCCTCTGCAGCGAAAATGGTGATTTTATTCGAGAAGTGGTCTTGCGTTCTAGAGAAGAAATCAATAAAATATACGAAGAACAGAAAGTTTTTGCGTCAGCTGACTCAGGACTTCCTATTCAAACCGAAAATCAACTAGCCAGAGAAAACGGATTCGAACTATGAAGCGCGATTACTCAACAGGTATCACTGACACCGCCTCCTTCTTTGTAGGTGTAGAAGTAGAACATACTCCTGCATATAAAATGAAGACTCTGTTTGTAGTAGGAGTTCAAGATCCAGCGATTATTTTGCACATCGCTAACGACACACAACCCCTTCTCGACGAGTCTAGGCGCATTAAACATATCTATTTCGGTGCTAACCAGAGTTTTCCTAAGTTAGCTGTCAACGATGCTGACGGTTGGGGTGAATGGGAATACATGATCGAAGAATGCCTCGATGCAGGTTACTGGTGTACCTTAGACTTAGACGTTGCTCAGGTCGAAGGTCTATTAGAAAGCGGCCTTGTTGAGAATAGAAAGTTTATTCCTCAGATCAGTGTAAAGATTCCCTATCTCTCACAGCTAGGATATAATGCTACACTAAAGATTGACGACAAGGATTTTGATGCAACTAATCATGGGGTTTGGTGCCATAACCTGCATGACCTACTCGGAAGAGATCGCTTCACAAGTTGGGATCAATATGGCAAAGACGAAATAATCAAATGAATATTTTTGATAAATGGTTGTACGGCAAAGTCCGTGACATGTGGGAAAATAAGGATAGGTACGAAGAAGCTGTCAACTATAAAGAATCAAGGAACATAAAAATGGGCACTGGTATGATTGGCGCACAAGCGATGGTAGAAGTTGGCAGGTCTGTCGATGCAAACGGATTTAACTTAAAAGTCTACAAAGCAAACGGCGGAACGATTATCGAAACACGAAAGTATGATAATAAGCGTGATACGAGTAGCAACGGGCTTTACATTGTTACCGATGATAAAGACCTTGGGGAAGAAATAGGTAAGATCATTACTATGGAAGGACTTAAATCATGAGAGTAACTAAAGAGTTTATAGTAAAAGAAAACGAAGGTTTTCGAGTTCGTGTAAAAGCTGTGCCTTGTCTTTCTCCTAAAGAACTAATCGCACTAGATTTTATCCAAGAAAGCCTAAATAAAGGCAAGGTAGTAGATTCTAGCACTTATAACTTCTTTATGACCAAAGAAGAAATCAACGATCTAGTAGAAGGACTACAACAGATATGATTATCCGACAGGACATTCGTCCTAACAAAATGATCTGGGTCACTTTCCGTAAAGAAGGTATTCACTGCTTTCCGGCGGCGGCCACAGATCCTAACCTAGCTACAGGAGATGAATACGATGTATCGTTTCTTGCCACTCCTCATCGCCATATCTTTCACTTCAGGGTGTGGATCAGTGTGCAGCACAATGACAGGGACATCGAGTTCATCCAGTTCAAACGATGGCTCGAGTCGTTGTATAATGGTCAAGATTCCGTTTTGAAGCTTGACTACAAGAGTTGCGAAATGATGTCAGATGATTTATATGACATGATTTCACAAAAGTATCCAAATCGTGAGATTTGGATTGAGGTCTCCGAAGACGGAGAAAATGGTTCATTCATCAAATACTAAGGAACAATGATGAGTAAAAACTACAAGGATTTCAAATATTTTGAAAGACGTCCTGACATCGTCAAAATCTTTGACGATCTAGATGCGTACCTCGACTTCTGCAGGTTTGAGTTACGTGAGTTCAATCCCGCAGATCTTTACAAGAAAGATTCTGCAAACTATCAGGCTTATCTAGCAAGTAAGCGTCCACGTAGACCTTGGGTCGATCGTGGTGAACGTTCTCATAATGGTCAAAGACCACATTACAACCGCAGGGGCAACTAATGGCAAGGGTTTTCCTAGTAGATTTGGAATCAGTTGAAACTCGTTACACTTGCGAATGGAAAACCCATTTCCCTGCACTTCTCAAAAAGGAGGGGCATGATGTTCAAGTTATCGATGGCCCTACGGATATTCCTGCGGCCACTACTCCTGGTGCTTTTCTTAATTTTGGTGGCACCAATATATACAAGTCTAGTCAAGTTGAGAAAATTGGCAGACTATTTTGCTCCGGATCAGTGGGCCCTGGTGATCATTTTATTTTTGCAGATGCTTGGCATCCTGGGATCATTAACCTCAAATACATGAGCGAACTTCTTGGCATTCCTGTCAAGATTCATGCTCTATGGCATGCTGGCAGTTATGATCCTCAAGACTTCTTAGGACGCCTTATTGGTAATGCTCCTTGGGTTAGAAACGCTGAGAAGAGTTTCTATCATTCAATCGATTATAACTACTTTGCCACAGAGTTCCATGTAAGACTGTTCTTCGATGAACTCTTACATGGAGGAATCCCTAGCGAGAATCCTTGGTACTACGAAGACTGGGAAGAGCGTTACGATAGCGGTAAAATCGTTCGCTCTGGATGGCCCATGGAATATATGAAAGATACTTTGGTCATGTATAAGAATATGCCAAAGCGCGATCTTATCTTATTTCCACATCGTATCGCTCCGGAGAAACAGATAGAGATATTTCAAGATCTAAAAGAACATCTTCCTCAATACGAGTTTGTAGTCTGTCAAGAACAACAGCTCACTAAAAGAGAATATCATAACATGCTCGGAGAGGCCAAACTAGTGTTTAGTGCAAACCTGCAAGAAACATTGGGTATTAGTTGGTACGAAGGTGCTATCGTAGATGCTATTCCTATGGTTCCAGATCGTTTAAGCTACAGCGAAATGGCAATGGAAGATTTCAAATATCCTAGTGAATGGACTGAGTCGTTTGATGCCTATACCAAGCATAGAAACGCAGTCGTAGACAGAGTCCAACACTACATGGAAAATTATAAATCTTACCTCCCCCGCCTAAATAAACAGGTAGATCGATTAACAGAAAACTTTTTTAGTTGCAATAAGTTACTAGAGAAGTTAAAATAATATACATTATGTCATCCACGACATTAACTCGGAGAAAATCAACTTGGAAAATAAAGAAACAGCATTAGACGTCATGTTCGGCGACGGCGGATATGAAGAAGCTTATCTTGGCGATCATATTCGCTTTAAGATGAAGCGTGAAGGCAAACGCTTTTGGGCCGGTGACAACATCAGCGACTACTTACACGAAGGCGATAAAGAACAACTAATCGACGAAGCGACAGAAGCATTTGAACTAGTGCTTGACCGTTTACTGATCGATCGTGAAAGCGATCCTAACAGCAAGGGCACCGCTCGCCGACTAGCTAAAATGTATTTTAACGAAATAATGGCAGGAAGATATGACCCAGCACCAGACGCAACAGCTTTCCCAAATGACACGCAGGATCGTTACGAAGGTATGCTGGTTGTTCGCAGTGAGCTTCGCAGTATGTGTAGCCATCATCACCAACCTGTGGTTGGTGTTGCTTATATTGGTCTTATTGCTGCCGAGAAGCTCATTGGACTCTCAAAGTACACCCGCATCGCCCAGTGGTGTGCCCGACGTGGAACTCTCCAGGAGGAACTTGCTAATGACATTGCTAGGGAAATCCAGAAAGCAACCGGAGCCAAAGACCTAGGAGTTTACATCCAGGCTACACATGGTTGCTGTGAGAATCGTGGCATCATGGCACACTCTAGTCTTACACAGACTACTGTCTTAAAGGGCGCCTTTAAAGATGATGCTGGAACGAAGAAAGAATTCTTTGACAACATCAAAATGCAACAGGAGTTTGCACCTCGATGAGAATCGAAGACGAAATCAAACTTGACTTCAAAGATGTTCTTATAAGGCCTAAAAGATCTACACTTTCTAGCAGAAAAGAAGTAGACCTGAATAGAACTTATAAGTTCAAATACAGCGGATGGGAATGGTCAGGTATTCCCATTATGGCATCAAACATGGATGGTGTCGGAACTATGGAAATGGCCGATGCACTATACTCTCAGAGAATGTTTACGTGCCTTGTAAAATCTTATACCGAAGATCAGTTTGAAGATCTTGTTGCTAATGTCGGCGGAAACTATTTTGCAGTTAGCACAGGAACTAGTGATGCTGATTTTCAAAGACTTACTAGGATTATAAACAGCTATCCAGAAATTCATTTTATCTGTGTAGATGTTGCTAACGGGTATAGTGAACACTTTGGTGATTTTATTTCTAAAGTCCGTAAGACATTTCCTAAATGCACGATCATTGCCGGTAATGTTGTAACCGCAGACATGACACAGGAGTTAGTTTTACGTGGAGCAGATATTATTAAAGTGGGCATCGGTCCTGGGAGCGTTTGCACTACTCGTGTACAAACTGGCGTTGGTTATCCTCAGCTTAGTGCTATTATGGAGTGCGCTGATGCTGCTCATGGTCTTGGCGCTCATATCATCGCAGACGGCGGTTGTACCTGTCCAGGTGACGTGGCAAAAGCCTTTGGCGCTGGTGCTGACTTCGTTATGCTAGGCGGTATGCTAGCAGGACACGATGAAGGCGGAGGCCATATCGATAATGATAAGGTTATATTTTACGGAATGAGTTCAGAGACTGCTATGAATAAGCATAGCGGCGGTGTTGCAGAATATCGAAGCTCAGAAGGTCGTACTGTAGAAATCCCCTATCGTGGTCCTGTACAGAAAACTGTACAAGATATACTAGGCGGCTTGCGTAGCACCTGCACGTATGTTGGTGCTCCTAGTCTTAAGCAGTTGAGTAAGTGTACCACATTTATCCGTGTCAACAGACAGATCAACGATGTGTTCTTAAAATGATACAACCACTTAAAGATGAACTAATGGTTCAACAACAGTTGCCTGCAAAGAACAAAAGAAATCGAGCTTGGCAACATATGGTCGGTGTGATCATGCTGAACCAAACTGGACGCAAACCAGTAAAATATGTACTGCCGTTATTCTTACAAAAATGGCCTACTCCCAAAAAGTTCTTATGGGCTCCGATAGACGAAGTCAAGGAGGTTATTTGGCCATTAGGAATGTACAATATTCGTTTCCAAAGACTCAAACTTATGACTGCTGATTTCTTGACTTGGGACGGAAATGATGCTACAATGTTATATGGAATAGGAAAATATGGTAGCGATAGTTATGAAATCTTTTTTAAGAAAAACTATACCGTACAACCTAAAGACAAAGAGTTGATTAGATATCTAAAGGAAGAAGTGAATGTTCCTGAAACTGCTTGATAAGCTAGGAAGAAAACGCATCATTTATGATCGCGTACACAACGAACCGTATCTCGAACGATACTATCTTTTCTTAAAAGATAGAGATCGTTTTCCCTTTAATGTATTCTTGCACAAGTTCTTGAAAGGTGATCCAGACGATGTGCATGATCACCCATGGCCTTATGCTACGCTAATCTTGAAAGGTGGCTACTATGAATGGGTACCTGAGTTTGATAGTAACGGTACTATGTTGGGTCAGCGCCGTCATTGGCGTGGCCCTGGTCACTTTAGGATCTGTAGTCCTAATTCTTATCATAGGATCGAACTGAAAGAAGGTGTTACTGCCTGGACATTGTTTATGCCAGGACCTCATAAGCGTGAATGGGGATTCTTAGTTAAGAACAAATGGATTCAACACGAACAATATCTTAAGGAGAGATATGAACAAGCTCATAATCGACCAGCATAACATGACTGGTCTAGTCAGCAAAATCGGTAGGAATATTGCTACCGGAGGTTGGCGTCCTGATTATATCGTAGGGCTCACTAGAGGTGGGCTTGTTCCCGCTGTTATGCTCAGTCATTATCTTAATGTACCGTTGAATACATTGAATGTAAGTCTTAGAGACGGTGGCGAATGCGATAGTAATCTATGGATGGCTGAAGATGCATTTGGGCACAATCAAGAGTTTCCTAAAAACATACTCATCGTAGATGATATTAATGACACTGGTGCTACCTTTAACTGGATCATGGAAGACTGGCCTAGTGGATGTTTTCCTAATGACGATCACTGGAACTATGTGTGGAATAAGAATGTTAAGTTTGCTGTTCTAGTAGATAATCTAGCCAGCAAGTGTAATGTAAAAATGGACTACGTTGGCATGGAAATCAACAAAGCCGAAGATGATGTCTGGGTTGATTTCCCCTGGGAAGATTGGTGGTCAAAATGATCGATTCTAAAATAAAAATACATTGTACAGACAACGGAAAAGACTTCGAAGGTCATGTACTGAACTATAAACCTAAGGCTATTTTAGAAGTAGCGGTGCAAACACTAAAGATCCGCATGGCCTATCAAGATAGGACCAAGGTGTTTGTTGGTAGTGTCGGGGGACGAGAGTTCACTATCAAAGAAGATGCGTTGCCTCAGGAAAGGAGGGAGTTTACTCGATGAAAGAATATAAAGAAGAACTGATGAAAGGTCAGCCGATGTTTATAGAAGAAAGCACGGCACCTTGGGATAATCTCTTAGAAGAAGATTTCCATATAAAAGTTTTCTATGACAAATATCCAGTGACTGAAGGTCATTTGTTATTCGTGCCTAAATACAACACCATACATGTGCTTATGGATGCGTTTGAAAGTGCCGTAGCCGATGGTATGCGTATGATCGAAAGAGGCGAGTGCGATGGGTTCAATGTTGGATTTAACTACGGCAAGTCTGCAGGCCAAACTGTTGGCTGGCCACATGTACATCTTATTCCAAGACGTACAGGAGATATGGATGACCCCACCGGAGGTGTGAGACATGTCATTCCAGAAAAAGGTAACTACAAAAAGGAAAAATAATGCAGATAAGAGCAACAGAAGGTGATGATGTTTTTGGAAAGTGTGGCTGCGGCCGTTCTCCCACTGGTGTGTGTGTTGGTTGGCATTCACTTACTGAGACGCAACTAGCAGAAGCACGTAGAAAGTGGGAACTATCTGAATATTCTAAGCAGGCCCAAGAACTGTGGTCAGATAGTTGCACAACTCCACGGTCAAAATGAATCTAATAACTGTTCCGTGGAAAAACCAGAGTAACACATGGTGGAATGAAACATGTGCTCAAATCATTTTACATTTTGGATTGCCTGGTGATAAGTATACCACAGAAGTCGGTGCAGACGAGATGAAGTTCTTTTTTAAAGATGAAAAAGAAGCTCTCATGTGTAGGATTCTTATAAGCGATCAGATATGAAACAGATAGCCAAGCTGGGTTTTCTAGTAGTATGTATATTCATACTTTTGGGAATATATGTCATTAATGCTCCTCGAGGAAGAGTTTATGACTGCGGCATGGCTGAATGGCATCCTGATATTCCGCCTTCTGTTAAAGAAGAATGCCGCAGACTTCACTACGAGTATTGGAAAGAGCAACAAGAAAAAAGAGAACAAGAACAATCTGGACGTAAGTTGATACGGACATGAAAAGATCTTGGGAAGTTACTGTAGAACATGATGAAACCACTGGAAACTATTATATACAACTTCCAGAAGAGGCTATAAAGGCCAGTGGTCTTGAAATCGGAGATTCTTTTTATTGGAGTGATAATGGCGATGGGTCTTACACCTTGATAAAAGAGGACTTGACAACTTTTATAAAAAAAGGTATAATAAAGAATGAGCAAGATTAAGATAGCAGAACTATTCTATTCAATCCAAGGCGAAGGACGATATATGGGTGTACCGTCCGTCTTCTTACGTACATTTGGCTGTAACTTTAAGTGTGCCGGCTTTGGTATGCCTAAAGGAGAACTAAGCAATGAAGTTGAATCCATTGCAGAACGTATTACAGAGTTTAAGTCGTACCAAGAACTACCGCTTGTTAGCACAGGTTGTGATAGTTACGCTAGTTGGGATCCTCGTTTTAAAGATCTCAGCCCAATGCTTACAAGCGATGGTATTGCAGAACGTATCTGTGAAATCCTTCCGTTTGGAGAGTGGCGGGATGAACACTTGGTAATCACCGGTGGCGAACCTTTGTTAGGTTGGCAACGTGCATATCCGGATTTACTGCGTCATCCTAAGATGGCAGGTCTTAAAGAAATCACTTTTGAAACTAATGGTACTCAACCTATCAGTGAAGATTTTAAAGAGTACTTGCTAGAATGGCTCATGCCTCATCCAGATTACACAAGAGAAATCACTTTTAGTGTAAGTGCTAAACTCAGTTGTTCAGGTGAAAGCAGGGACGAAGCCATCCGTCCAGAGATCGTTTGCGAATATGAAAACTGGGGTTATACATATCTTAAGTTTGTAGTGGCCACAGAAGAAGATGCAGAAGAAGCGATTGAAACAGCAGACATCTATCGTGCAGAAGGGTTTACTGGTCCTATATATTTGATGCCTGTAGGTGGTGTGGAAAGCGTTTATACATTAAATAATCGCCGAGTAGCGGAACTAGCAATGAAGAACGGACTTCGCTATTCAGATCGCCTACAGGTACCTTTGTTTAAAAATGAATGGGGTACTTAATGAAAAAATTTATAAAGAAAATGATGGGTTTGGACAAACTAGAAGAGTCCATAGCCAAAGCAGAAAAAGATCTAGCTGAAGCCAATAAAAGATTGGAAGAATCAGAAAAAGCACAGAAGGCCGCTCTAGAACAAGAAGAACTGGCCAAACTCAACCCAAAAGACCGTGCTACTCGTAAGAAAGAACCATGGGTCGGTGTATTAAATACACATATAAATAAGGATAATATCCGTAATGGATTCTTTGAACTTGACTGGAACGAGTACTTTGTGCTAAAATTAAAGCAAGAAGGTTACGGTGCAGACGGTGACAAAGAAGAAGAAATCGTCGATCGTTGGTTCCGTGAGCTTTGTGCTAACGTCGTAGTAGACGGTGATTACGGTGGTCCTTTGGAAACTGGGACTTTGGACATACAGACGGTGATTAAGAACAACAAATGACCTACATTCTAGTAGATACTGCTAACACGTTCTTTCGTGCAAGGCACGTAATCAACGGTGATGCCGATATTAAGCTCGGTATGGCCTTCCATATAACCCTAAACTCTATTAGAAAAGCATGGAGAGACTTCGGTGGCTCACATGTTATCTTCTGTTTAGAAGGTCGTAGCTGGCGTAAAGACTACTACGAGCCGTATAAACGCAATCGTGCAGAAGCTCGTGCCGCACATACTGTGAAAGAAGCAGAAGAAGATACTATCTTTTGGGAAGCCTTTGATAAGTTTAAAGAGTTTGTGTCTGCTAATACTAACTGTACCGTGATACAAAATCCTAGATTAGAAGCTGACGATCTTATCGCTGGCTGGATTCAGAATCATCCGCATGATAATCATGTCATTATTTCTACAGACAGCGATTTTGAACAACTTATCGCCCCTAATGTCAAGCAATACAATGGCATCACTGAAACAACCATAACACACGAGGGCTATTTTGATTCCAAAGGTAGTAAGGTCAAGGATAAAAAGACAGGCCAAGACAAGGCCGCTCCTGATCCGCAATGGTTACTTTTCGAGAAGTGTATACGAGGTGACACATCCGACAATGTGTTTAGTGCTTACCCAGGTGTGCGTACAAAGGGGACCAAAAATAAAGTTGGTCTCATGGAAGCGTTTGAAGACCGTAAGGCCAAGGGATTCGCTTGGAACAACCTTATGCTCCAACGATGGACCGACCACGAAGGCAAAGAACACAGAGTCTTAGAAGACTATGAGCGTAATCGTCGTCTGATCGACTTGAGTTATCAACCAGAAGACATTAAAGAGATTATCAATGAGACAATCCATAATGCTGTAACTGCAAATAAGAATGTCAGCCAGGTTGGTATTAGGCTGATGAAGTTTTGCAGTCTATATGATTTAAAAAAGATCGCAGATCAGGCACAGAGCTACGCCGATCCGTTAAATGCGAGGTACAACTATGAAACTAATGCCATGCCAGTATGATAACACATGCCAGGATAGCAAAACTTGTGGAGGACCGACTGTGAAAGATTTATATGCAAAACCAATCATTAAAGATAAATTCTGGATCATCGAGAAAGATGGAAGTCGTTATGCCACTCTAAGAAAGAACGAAGACAATCGTTTTGTTATGAGTAACGAAACAGGTGTTCAAATCTACGACAATAAAGAAAGTCTAACACGCCAGTTCGGTAAAAACTTTTTTGTGGCGAAGATAGTTAAGGAATCCGAGACTGCCAAGCCATTAGAGGTGCATGGCTATCCTAGTAGCACATCACCTCACAATGCCATGTTCGATATTAAAAAGAAACTTCCTTTGTTTACCAAGAGCGAAGACAGTAAAAGTCTTTACTGTGCCGGCTATTATGTGATTCGATTCGACAAAGGATGGGTTAAGAGCTTCTGTCCTAAAATGATTACCTTACAAAGGTACGAGTTCCGAGGACCTTATAAAACCGACATTGAAATGAAACAGGTACTGTCAAGTGTCTCAAAATAAACTACCAACTACTCTTCCTACTATAGAAAAGCTAATACAGCGTGTAGTATCTGCTGAAAAGACACAACAAAAAGACATACGCATATCTATAGATGAGGCTAGACTACTAACAGCTGAATTGGCTATACTAACCTCTAGATTAGGTTCTACTGTTACCGAAATACACCAAATATTAGGTGAAATAAAAGAAACTACCGCATTAATCGACGTAAAGTTCGACGGCGGTAGCTTCTAAAAGGTATAAATATATACGTGGTTTATTAGGAACACGTATATTATGAGCAGACCAAAACCTAAGATACTCTTAGAGTACGCTAACAAGGAAACATATAAAATAGAGCAGATCCTTGACAGCGAAGCTATCTGGGCAGTATTCTATAAAGGCCAACCATTCAACCTTAAGAGTGGTAGCTTGGTCGCAAGTTATCCCGGACCCAAATATAAAAAGGTTTCATTTAGTAATCCAGGACATGCGATCAACTTGGCTAAAAAACTTAATCGACTTTTTAAGACTAAAGATTTCGAAGTCTTTAAGTTAACATCTGGTGAAAAGGTAGGATAAGATGGATCTCAAGGATGCCTACACCAAGGTGTTCTTACAGGCAGCAGATCAAGAGGCTACAGAAGAAAAAATAAAAGCCTTCAAACCCATTTGGTGGTGGAACATCCGACAAAAAAATCAAGGCGGACTACGTCTAACAGATCAGGCCTTGCATTTCATTGAAGAAGAAGCTAAAATAAAAACATACAGTATAGAACTTCCCAAGGATTTTTCAGTAACTCCGCAAGTTCTAGTTTGGCTGGACAAGTTTATCGATTCACCGTTTTACATAACTAAAAGGAAGATCATAGTGTTAAAAGAAAAAGCAGCATTTGAGCTTTATCTCTTTAGTGGTGATATAAGAAAAATGGGCTACAATAAAGCACTATCATCTCGTCTAAGCCAAGATTCAGTACCTCAATAAACTGACCATATAAATATTCACGTTATGTTCGATCTTAATCCTATCGATGTGTTAAAGAAAAGAAAGCTAAACTTTCTTCCACTCCATTTTTCTAAACTAAAGATCAATGAAGGTGACCTGTTTGAAGGAAACATTCAAGAATGGATCCAAAACAAACTAAAAGGAAGATACGCTATCACTAGAACACCATCATTAGATAAAGATGGAAATATGAAAACAGCCACTTTTGTGGCGTTTGAAGACCAGAAAGAGCTAACATACTTTATGTTGGCATGCCCACACTTAAGGAGAAACCAATGACAGAAGAAGTACAAAACCCAGAAGTTCCTGCAGGCTCACAGCCCGAGGCACCTCAACAACCAGCTGGTCCTGACCTTAACGTCAGCGATCTAGTAGCAGTAAAGAGTATCATCGAAATAGCATCACAAAGAGGAGCGTTCAAAGCAAATGAACTAGAAGCAGTCGGTAAAACTTTCAATAAGCTGAATACCTTTCTAGAATCAGTTGCTAAAAAGGAGGCTTAAAATGGCTGCAAGTTTAAAACACATCGGAAAGATCAAGAACACAGGAATGAAAGTTCTTGTTGCTTTCCGTACTATCCCAGGTGATTCTCACATGTCCCTGGTTATTCCTACAGCAACGTTACCTGATGCCTATCATGACAGCATCATGACTCTTGTCGAAACAGATCAAGCACAAGAATCGTTCGAGTTTGGTGAAATCTTACACATCCGTAGATTTCCAGACGGGCGTCCTATGTTGCAGGCTCTGAGTCAAGACGGTCGTATGCAACGTGTCACTACTGATAATGTTATTATGACCCCTACTATCAATGCCGAAGTAGCATTGGACGAATTAAACAATCTTATCGCAGAGCAGAAAAACTGTACTATCGATGACTTGTGTAACTTTGTCGCAGGAGCTCCTAACGCCAAAGCTAAAGAAGAAGTTCAAGAAGTAGCAAAGGTCAAGGATATGTCGGAGCCAACGACATCGGCTCCATTAAAGGCCAAGGATAATGAAGTATTGTCAGACGGTGATCTAGCTAAGAGTTATCGCAGCCAAGCTGATGCACTATACAAAGAAGCAGCTCGACTACGTAAGCAAGCAGATGAACTTGATCCGCCAAAGAAAAAAGTTAAAGCAGCTGAAGTAGAAAGTGCCTAAACCTTTGTTTAAACCGCCAAGACATCTCGTTAAAGAGTGGCCGGAGGTATTCGAAGACCTTTATATGAATACTATGCCGGTTGCATATCTAGAAATGATGCACATCGAGTTCCACGATGGACGGATATGGCGTATAGATATAAAAGAACAGCTCAGGGACAGTGATGCCGATTCTATAGCTTCTCAACTTCTCGAAACCATGCAAGAATATAAAGATGATATCAAGAAGTTAGATTTTAAAATCGATGTCACAAAACTAAAAGAAGATATTAGGAATTCTACTAAAGATATTTTCTAGTATTTCCGTAATGTATCACTGTGTGGGCCGGTGACTCATACGTTCTCCAAGGATCGATAACAATCGATCCTTTTTCTATTTTACAATAGAGATTTTGATTTTCTTCGAAACCTCTATAGTCATAGGTAATCTTTCTATTATGTGCTAATAGCACAACACCATAACAGCCTTGTATGTCATCGCCTGTTAGAGGATCGATGTACGTAGGCTTATGCCCCAGTTCTTCGCAGTAGTGACCAATCAATAAACTATAGCTTCCATCACAATACGGAACATCTGGCTTATAGGCCTTACCGTGTATAAAGATGCTCATCTTATTTTTTTCAGCATGTCTCACAAGCTCTTGGGCTAGATTTTTAGCCTGTATTTCTCTAGCATTCATTATGGCATCAAATAAATCGTATCCTAAATCTAGGTTCTTTGCCATATATCTTAGAGCTATATTATCTCTCGGATGACAGGCACCGCCGTCTCCCATGCCTGCCTTCATATATTGTGGTCCCATGATACGCATAGTGCTCTTTGCCAATGCGTCAGTTACTACATCTACATTGATATTTCCCTGCTTGACGGCAACATCTTGTATCATGTTGACTAGGCCAATCTTGGCACTAATAAATGTGTTATAGAATACTTTGATACATTCACATTCATCCCATGTACCGATAACATACCGAGGATCATTTTCCATGACTGTTTTGTAAAACTCGACCAACTCTTTTGCATCTCCTGTTTCGGTACCGTCCTCGGTTCCAATCATGACCATTTCAGGATTAACCATATCCCATGCTACACTGCCCATAGCGATTAGATATGGGTTATAAACAAACCGTGTATTGGTAATATGTTGGATGAACTCTCTACGTGTGGTGCCCGGAAGTACCGTAGATATAAGAACCAACAACTGATTTTTATTCATGTACTTGTTGGCTTCTTTAAGACATTCTATAACTGTGTCATATCTAAAATCTTTTGGTTCGAGATGCGCTGTAGGACTACGGCCATCATAGTCAGGATCATGCGGAGTAGGAACTGCGATAAAAACTATATCTGCATTTTTAACACATTCTTCAATACTAGGTACTACCTTGATTAACTCACTAGATCTTTCAGATATATCATAGCCAAAAACTGTATAACCTTTTTTGGCAACTTCCTCTGCGCAAGGCAAACCTAACTTGCCTATACCAATAAAACCAATTTGCATTTTCACCTCGATAAATAATAGCAGCACATTATTTAGTGGAGTATTTTTTTGTATAAGCAAGGTTTGATAGAACCGTTTTGGGGTACGCATCATAGATATTTGGATTATCAAAGAGAACCATTTAACTGCTATGAAGACATCCAACTGTGGCGTTCTCAAGGATATTCTCAAAATCATTTCACTGGTCTTTTGTATGACATGAAATCAGTCATGCCTACATGGACTGAAAAGTTTTTAACACTATTCGAAGGACAGAATCAAGGCTTGAGTTTCTACAAGATGGAGACCTGCAATGTACTTCCAACACATAAAGATACCTATAGCCTATACAAAAAAATATTCAACATAACAGATAATAACTCAATATGGCGAGCAATAATTTTCTTAGAGGACTGGAAACCAGGCCATGTATTTGAGATTGAAGGTGATCCTATTACCAAATGGAAAGCAGGAGAATATGTCTTATGGCAATACGATGCAGCACATATGGCTGCTAATCTCGGATTAGAACCTCGATACACAGCACAGATAACATTCACTCATGTTCAATAAGATCGCAGACTTTGAAAACGCTTTATCGGAGTTTACTGGTGCTCCGTTTGTAATCACTACTGATTGCTGTACACATGCTATCGAACTATGCTTTAGATATAAAAAAGTAAAAACGACCGAGTTTACCTGTTTTACATATCTCTCTATACCTATGACCATGAAAAAACTTAATATAGAGTATAAACAGATTCCAGAAAAATGGGCAGGCGAATATAGATTTTATGGTACAGACATATGGGATAGTGCCAGAAGGTTGCAACCCGGAATGTACATGCCTGGTATGATGCAATGCCTTAGTTTTGGTTACTCTAAACCTTTAGACATCGGCAGAGGCGGAGCGATATTATTAGACAACTATGATGATTATAAGTCATTGTCTATGATGAGATATGATGGGAGAGATTTATCTATCTCTCCATGGCAGTCACAAAAAGAGTTTACTTTAGGATTTCATTATAAACTCAATCCAGAAGAATGCATAAAAGGTATTGAAAAACTGGAAGAATATAAGAATAATAAAAACTTCAACATAGCATTTGTAGAATATCCAGATTGCAGAGATATAAAAATAAATGATTAGATCTTACAACGAATGGGACCCGTTACAGGAAGTAATACTTGGAACGGCAACAAATGCACACTGGCCAGTAAGTTGTCCTGCATTTAGAAATCTAGAAAATATCACTGCATGGAAAGAAACTCCCGTTCCGTCTGGTTGTGTAGAACAAAGAATAGTAGACGAAACTAACGAAGATCTAGAAAATTTTAAACAAACATTAGAGTCTCTTTCTGTGAAAGTACATAGGCCCAAGGATTTAGATTTCCAATCATTTGACGGTATGTATAACTATTGCCCAAGAGACAGAGTGTTAATAATAGGCGATAAAGCAATAGATGCTCCAATGTTATATCCCACGAGAACAAAAGAAATAGATGCCATTGATCATTTGTTAGATAACGTTTTACATGTAGATGATGATACCGCAAAGTTTGATGCAGCTAACATATGTAGACTAAACGATGATATTTTATATCTAATCAGTGAAAGCGGTAATAGAAATGGTGCTGTATGGTTAGAAAAAATATTTCCAACTCATAGAATACATATACTAGATAACATATACAGCGGAGTACACATCGACAGTACCATATCTCCTATAAGAGAAGGACTAGTCGTCCTTAATGCTGATCGAATAAATGAAAGTAATCTTCCGTCAGTTTTTAAATCCTGGGATAAAATATGGGTCAGCGGAGATGATATAGTTCCGCAAGGATTTGAAGGTTATCCTTACGCCAGCAAATACATAGCTTTAAATTTTTTAACTATAAATCCTTATTTGATAATCTGCGATCCTAAACAGAGTTATCTCAGAAGACTGCTTTCTAAATATAATGTTGAAAGCATAGGTGTCGAACTTAGACACAGTCGTACACTAGGGGGAGGTCATCATTGTGTTACACTTGATTTGGTCCGAGGATGATTCCTACAAACACGATATCTTTTGGAATAACATTCCTGGATACCAAAAAAGATTAGGATATCTAAAAGAAAATCTCGTAGACGAATCTTTTCTTAGAAACATAAAGAATCCTTATTTTATATACACAGGCAATGGAAGGATCAAATCTTTAGAATCTATTATATTAGATAAAGATACTGTCGATAAACTTAACTCAACAGAACTGTATTTTTATCTATACGAACCTAGTTGTTTTAGGATAGGGGAACATAATAGAAGTTTTTATAGCGAAATGCGATCAGACGAAAATATCAAAGATATCATAGTCGATGAGCTAGAAAGTATAAAAATATTTGTTCATCAAAATAATCTAAAAAGATTTCGTGTATTCACATCCGATTATAGGATACAGATACTACAAGACAACTATCCAGATATAAAAATAGATTGTTTAGATTTATTCCTAAGAGAAATAGCAAAATGCTATAAATCATTTCCAAAATATTTTGTAAAACATAAAATAGAAAAAAAGTTTTGGTGTGGTAACTGGCGATACACTACCCACAGACATCTAATGACCAGTTATCTTTCTCAACTCAATGGAACTTATACATGGAATCTAAAATGTTCTTACAACGAACTTAAAAATAATAACTGGTTTGATCTAGATCAGTTTCAAAAAGAAAGACCACAACAACATGAACAACTCAGAAAAGGTGTAGATTTTCTAGAAAAAAATATACTGGCTATAGATCAAAAAATAGATTCAGTTAATGTTGTCAACTCCGATCAAGTATACATACCTGGACACAAGGCACCCGAATGGACTCAAGAGTTTTTAAAGAGCTACGAATCTAACTTCTGTGCTATCATCAATGAAACAAGATATGCACAACCGTTCGGTTACTTCAGCGAAAAAACTTTAACAGCTATTGGTAGCAGTATGCCAATAATACTAGTAGCTCCGCCACGCAGTTTAGAATATCTCAAAACTTTTGGATTTACAACATTCGGTAAATGGTGGAATGAAAGTTATGATCAAGAAGAGGATCATTATAAAAGAATGATTATGATTTTTGATATTATAGATTCTATCAACTCTAAATCTCTAGAAGAGTTACAGAAAATATATCAAGACATGCGACCTGTATTAAAGCACAATAGAAGAATACTAGACACTATTACCTTTAACGATAAAATTGTATAGGTTGTTCTATTACAATCTGATTAGAAACTTCTGTAGAGTAATCAGAGTAATCGCTCCAGTCCCCGGTACCGGTCCAGGAATGATCAAAGGACCAATCGATATTGTTATTGAGATGTTTTTCTTCTTCGATCATAGCTACATATTCCGGCCAGTCTCTACCATCTATACCCCACCAAGGTTTAGCCAAACGCCTTGCTCTCACAGCAGCATTGCTGGTCATTCGACTAAAGTCTTGTGCAAAGAACGGTCCTTGTCTTTCTGGCTCAGCATATTCGTTGTATTCATAGGTTTGTTTAAACTTCCATTTGAAATCAGCTGACCATTTTCCGTCTTCTGTTATTTCAAACTTAAAGTCAGCATGATACGTACCTGAGCCATACTGATTACCAAACTCAGCAGAATCTAGATCGGGACTAAATCGAAGATTAAATCTATAACCACCCTTTGCCCTCCATAGAGTTCTTAGCAATGGCCAGATCTCATTAACCAGACCATCGGCATAAGGATTGATGGTTGTTTTTATGATGTTATAATCAAACTGCTCATAACTGACTTCTCTGTCCTGCTCATTATCATAGATAATATCATAATGATATTTCTTAAGATTTGGCCTTACAGGATAGGTGATTTTCTTGCTGCCAATGATTTGATCTAGATATATGCTAATACATTTTACACGCATCAAAGTGTGTGTTCCGCCTAATCTAAAATCTTTTGTGATCCAATGTCCGAGATATTTGTGATAAGAAAGATTAAACTTATCAGGATTTTGACCTGTAATAGTTTCAGGACCCTGCCCAAATCCTATACCTGTACTCATGTTCCTAATATTCATGTCTCTGTTACGCCAGAGAAACGTCATAGTGTCTGCATAGTCTTGATATGACTCTGTCGGAAATGCCACTATCCAGTTAGTGGCTGCTTCAATACCAACAGTCTTTCCGTCTCTAAAGTTTTGTTCCATTTCTGCAATAGTGACACCTTTGGCCATATCATCTAGAACTTTTTGACTGCCAGATTCACAACCATAGTTTAGATAAACACAGCCGCTATCAGCTAGATCCTTCATATACTCTAGATCCATACGACCGTCACATCTCGCATATCCTGTCCACTTAATGTCAAGTCCTTTAGCAATAACTCCTTTAGCGAACGCCCGAAGCTCTTTTAAGTTGCCGTTGACAAGGCTGTCAATAAACCAAAAGACTCTAGTTCCTTTTTCGTGATAGAGGTAATCTACTTCTTCAAGAGCATCAATGGCCATGCGTTGGCGATATTTCCAAAAATGTGTTTCTTCACAGAATGTGCATTTAGCTATACAACCTCGACTAAGTTCTGTAGTAACGCCATTTGGAATCCTATAGAGATTAAAATCAATATTAGAATAATCTGGCATAGGAAACTTGTTAAGATTTAATCGTTGATCTTCGGGCTGAACTATGTACTGTTGTTCAGGATGTTCGATGCTATGTTCTATCTCGTCTAGTATTTTTAATATAGCTTCTTCGCCTTCGCCGTTTACTACATAATCATAGTATTCTTCTTTGACAAAAAATCCCTTCTGTACATTAGGACCACCAACTGCGATCTTAACTGTTGGTAACTTCTTTTTTAACTCTTGAATCATCCATTTAGTAGGTTCTTCATTCATCTGGTAGACGCTGAAGCCAACAAGAGTAGGATTGTAATCAACTATTTCATCTAATACAGTTTTAAGATAAGGTTCTAGATATTGATGTATCTCTTGGTAGTTATCGCCGCACCAGCGCCATATGGTTGTAGGATCCCAAAGTTTATAATCTAGTTTAGATTTGATTTCTTTTTCATAGAATCTAAAAGATTTAATGTTGGCATCTAATACCTTGCTTGCATAACCTGCTTGCCGAGAAACTGCCGATAGCCTGCACAGATTAAAAGGAGGAAACTCTGCTGCCCACTGTGGTAGCAGTACTAACATCAGCTTAGTCTTGCGCTCAGCCTGCTGTATAACAACCGTAGTCGTATTTCTTTGTTCTACAGGTTTAGCATATTGAGCTATAGCCTTGAGAGTCGTTATATGTTTATCATTGCCTTCTTCGTAGGGCATATCACAACTCCGTAATAAATCGTTTCTTAGACATCAACATGTTATAGTTATAATCACATATTTCACGAGCAGATTTAAGAAAGTTTTCTAGTTCTGTTTCTGAAAGATTACATAGTCTTTCAATCTCGTCTAAAATCTTTAGCATACGTTTTCCGTCGTCTGTTTCAAGATCATAACTCTCATCGATAATAGAGGAAAAGGTTTTGTAACCCATTATTCTGTATATGTCTAAACTGTTAGGCACAGATACTAGAATAAATGGATGCTTCATAGCGATTGGCTTCCATGCTTTCTCACTTAAAAATCTCGCACTGTGGTACCACTCTTTTGTAAAATAAGTAGTTTCAGCTACAACACTAAAATAGGTATCTTCATAATATCTATTAGTGTCTATAGTCGACTCAGCCCTGTTAATATGTAGCTCTTCGGTATCTAGATACATAGGAGGCAGATTCTTTACTCCCTCAGCACGTTTAAGAATATCTAATATATCCTTGTCGTTGCGGAAGTAATGCATGAGCTCTGGCCATTTATGGTTCCATGTATCTCTCTGATCACATGGTCCGAAGCTGATGAACGCTTGTTCGATCAGATTCTTTCCATAGAGCAATGCTGTTAGAAAAGGTCTATGCAATCTCCAACGTCTATTAAGGTTTAGAAACTTTTTGTTATACTTTTTATTTTCTAATGTTCTTGGAAGTTGTTTTTTGTAAAGATGCAGTACGGCATTCTGCAGATCCTGTTCAAAAACTGTATACCAGAATATTCTTATAGGATCTAGATTTAATTTCTTAGCGATATAACGACTGTATTCGCCAGCGTCATACATATTAGTCAACAATATTATCTGAGATGCCGGAATACCATCTCTCATGACTATATTTTGATATATCGAATCTATAGCCCTCTCAAACGGCTCTAAGGTATTGTCTAATATCAAGAACGCTTGCTTGTTTACGATCCTACCTAACGACTCTTTGTCGATTAGATCTTTCATGTTATAGATTTTAAAACTATTCTCGCACGAGAATAAAGCATACCATGCTTCAAAATCAAAACCCGGTTGCTGCGAAAGTGTATCGATCGCTGCTGTTTTATTATCAGTCCATGTGATTTTAGGATCACTAGGATTATAGGTATTGATAAGAGGAATAGATTTATTGAGTAAGATCATAATCGATCATTCGGAGGTTGTCGAAAATGCATATCATCAAAGTTACGCAGAGCTTCCATTTTAGTTTGCTGTACATTTAACCAAGAGAATGTGTTAATGGACCATTCTTGATCAGGAAATAGTTTACTGAGATATCCAAAATGCTGCTTAGGGCTTGGATGATAGTCTGCACTTTGATGTCCTTCTTTGCTTATAGGATGTTGTGGCCAAACACCGTTACATTCTAAAGTTAAAATGTCAGGAAGTATAGCATCTAAGGTATCCTTATAATATTGTCTTAGCTGCGTTAGTTTATTTCTTTCTGTTGTTGTCTTGGCCTCTATCGTCAACGGAGACATGTTTAACATATAGTAATCGATTCCCAGATTATCTAAAAGATTTTTACTGAGTGTTATCATATTGATATCACGTAACAAATAACCGAAATCATCTGAAAACTTCATCACAAACTGTTCATCGTAATAGTTTTGTGTATAGATATTTCCGGGGGTAAGCCATGTACCATTAATATACCTATCTTCTCTAGATACTGAACTCCACATTACCATTACGAGATCGTCTTTGTTAAACTTATGTCTCTGATGTGCTTCTGTAAGCTGGCAAGCTATAAAAAGATTACCGCCACCGCTCTGTGCATAGTTTCTGTATTCAGGTATCTCTCTTCCTATAATGTCTGCCCAAGTCGGCCAGCCATAAGCAGTCATACTACATCCAAAAGCAAAAAATCTCTTATACTTTTTAAAATCAATCATTAAAATATTTTCCTGCGATATTTATGGTATCTACTAGATCTTCATGATAGAAATCTCTGCTGGCAGAAAGTTTAAGATTATGTTCTATAATAGGCATAGAATCGATAATGCGTCTTATTTTTTCTTCTCTAGGTAATGATATCCAATCTTGCAACACTTGGTGTGTAGCATAAAATCTTTCTGTATGATCTTCAATATCATTATATGAGGGATCGATACCATTGAAATGTATATTAAAACCAAGCTCCTCGAGAGCTCGAAGAGTTCCTGCAGCAGCAAGTACAATCATCGGATGACCGTACGCCAAAGCCTTATATACTTTTTCTGTAAGAAACACAACATCTTCGTCAAACTTAGTTTCTGTAATAAAACTCATGAGACTATTTTTAAAAATGTCAGGGTTCACAGAGTTTGCGGCATTGTTTACAGACCAATCACCATCAACAAATATAGGATAGTTCTTTGATAATACCCTTTCAAAGGATTTCAAGTCTACAGAATCACCTAATATTTTAAGAGGTTGGTGTTCTTTAAATTTTATCTCATTGGCACTAACTATGCCGCTTGACAGCATTCCGGACACTGCTAAATGATATAGATGCGCACTGCGATGATGTTTATATGTTCTGTTAAGACTATTGTAATCTTTAGCCAATGGGTTATGTATTGACTCGTATACTATTGGAACCGCAGGAGGTTGATGACCTCTATCTATGAAAATCCTACTGAAATGATTTGAATATTTTACATCAAATATTTTCGGAAGCCCCGTGTCTATCAACCATGATTCATATTGTTGTTCAATCTTTTTATTTCCCTGTATTATCATTACAGAACCTGCAGGCAAACCTTGTTTTTTCATAGCCTTGTAGGTAGAGAGAAATCCATCTTTTTTTGCAAAAAATGACCCGTCGTTAACAAACATGGATCCGCCTTCTCTATCTGCTGATATGATTATCTTAATCTGTTTTGTTCTAGCTAAATCTAAAATATTTTGTGGCAGGCATCTCAGGACATGTTTCTTTGGAACATCCGGGCCTTGAGCCATACCTGCCCACCAAACTGGATCACCGTTGACTTCTATAAAATACAGTCCGGGTTCTCTGATATGATTGATACCGAAATATGGTATCCTAAGATTTCCCAGTTCTGTTTTAAGTCTAGATCCAGGTGATGTCAACCAAAAATCGTTATCGCCGTTCTTTGAAAGGCTAACACAGTTAGGACTTGTAGGATGAAAGACATCGTCAAAATATATTTTCATAGAATCCACTTAACTCAGGAAATGTTTCTACAAACTTCCTATTCCTAATGGAATCATAGTAATCTGTATGATGCTTAAACTGTTTCTGTAGATCAACATTTACCACAGAAGATTTTAAGTGTCTAATAACATTTTCTATCTGAGACTTTATATGCCCATTATACTGTCTATCTGAAAGTTTTTCAATAGCCAGCATCCTAGTTTTATCATCAAAAATGCTGAAACTATAGAAATCTGGATTGATCAAAGAATAAAAGCTGGCTGTGGTTTTTGAATCTACAAGTTTATTTTGAAATAGGTAATCAATAAACTCCGGTAATGTCAATACATTAAAAATAGAAACTACTGATGCTATACCAAAATAAATGTGAGGACATTCAGATTTGACTGTTAAAATATTTTCTTCTATCTTCTTCCAGTCTGTTCCTTCCCTAATATATTCTGCTCTATCACTCCAGCTGTCTAAGCTAACATTGAGATGTACATTAGAAAACTTCTTCCACATTTCTAACACTGATTTATTTTTAAAATGCAATGAACTTAGATTTGTGTTGTATCTTATTTTTATGTCAGTATTATTTGTTTCAATGAGATACTCTAGCATATCATAATGCTTATCCATCAACAAAGGTTCGCCACCTGCAAAATATATTTCCTTAACTCCGGTTATATGAGGTTTAAGTTCTTCATAAAGTTTATCGTTGTTATCTCCTCCGGCAAAGATATAAACTGGTTTTTTGTTTCCATTCTTGTTATCTTCTGTGGCCCAACTAGAACTATAGGTGCTAGAACAGCTTCTGCATTTAAAGTTGCAGATATTACTCCACCGTATATCCAAATATTTTAAATCCATTTCGTCAAGAGATCCGTCTACATTAGTCTTATTAACCAACGGTATGTATTCTGCATAATCTCTATTGACTGATTGTCTAAAACTATTAACTCCTGAATCTTCTGCATGATAACAAGACTGACACTCGTCACATCTTTTACCAGATAGCATATTCAACCGCATGGTTCGATATTTTTCACTATTCCAAACATTCAGAATAGATTCTTTTTGCACATTGCCTAAAGGCTTTCTATGATTACCGATGCAGCAAGGCAAAACGTTTCCATCAGGGTTGGCATAAAAATGTATCCACGGCAATATGCAGAATGTATTAGAGGTCATTTATCCACTCCGCTTTGCGTAAAATATATTGAGACCACATTAAATGCGCATACTCATTAGGATGATGTGAATGTAAAAAGTTTCCGTGAATAAAATTATTAGATTTTTCTATTAGATCAACTTCTCTCTTTATATAAGGAAGCTCAAACTTAATGAACTTATACAAAGATGATTTCATAATATCGTCTAACCATCCTATAGAATAAAATGACGGAGAAAAAATTCGATTTCCTAATATCTTAGATGAATACTCTATCCAAGTAGTATCAATAATCTTAAACTTATTATTCTTGAAGGTCGTGTTTATCCTACAGAAGTTTTTCCAAAGAACGGCATCGATATATACATTCTTATATTTTGACAATATATCATTGTATTGAGTAAAAAATATTTCATCATATTTTTCTAACCAACACTCAAAAGTCATGGTCTTATCTGATTTCATTAAGTATTTTAAAGGATGATCGGTTTGCTGAACTTTATTATTGATGGCGTTTTCTCTAGAGGGCTCAGTCATCTGCATAGAAACATATATCTTAGAATAACCGAGCGTAGTTACATAATCCATGACCCTTTCTAGCTCAGAAAACATATAAAAGTTGCAGTTGCCCGGAACCGCATATTGATAAAGATCACAGTTAAGAGCGATGGCCATCCTAGGACCATAACAGTATTTTAGTTGAGCAGGAAGATTATATCTTTCTATACCTGTGGCAATTCCTTTCAATGTTTCACCATAGGTCCAACTTTCACCTATTACAACCAACAGTTCGGTTTTATTTCTTTTAATAAAAAACTCTGTATTTTTAGCAGGCTTTTCGACCCAGTCAGGTTTTAAATTTTCATCATTATAGATGATAGAATCAACCCCATCTAATATATCGCAGTCACTTTTAAAAGATAGGTCGTCATGTATGTATTTTTTTCTAAGCTGCACTACATAACTCCATAAAATCTATAAGCAAAGGAAATGTAGATCTAAAATCTGTTCCTCTGCGCAGATCGTATTCTTTAAACCAGTTGTAAAAGTCTCTACGACCTTCGTTAATTTTTTCTTCGCTATATTTTGCAGTTTCCATGTAATGGACCACACGCTTAAACTTTTCTAGTTCATAATCGCTAAACTTAGTACGATCATTATTATCTAGATTATTTTCGATAAACTTTAAATGATTGTACATAAAAGGCATAAACTGATCTTTGGGCAATATATTCATGTCATATTGTAAAGGTTCTTTTAAGAACGGTGTATCAAATCTAACACGTTGCCATTTATTTTGATCTGTTCCATTATACTTAATGCGCCATTCAATGATCTTTTCTAACAACGATTGAAAGTTTGTAACTGTTAGTATGTTAAAAGTTATCATGAAAGTGATAGGCAAAGAAGTTCTAGTTAGATATTCATTTAGATTTCTTTCCCAAACAGTTAGATCTAGACCAGTACGTATATATTCGGCCTGAGGTCCCCATGTATCAATGCTTGTGAATATTTTAAAATCTTTGATTTTTTTATTTTCAACTAGGTTGTTAACTTTTTCTATTAAACGATCTATCAAAATAGGTTTGACACCAAAGTTGGTGTTGATGTTTAGTTCCAGATTAGGCAAAGGATTTTTTTCAAGATCCTCTAACAACCTCCATGTACTCTGCTGTATTAGAGGTTCGCCGCCTGTGATACGCAAGATAGTTAATGTCTTGCGTACTTCGGGCCACCAACGCCACCATGCTTCCACATAAGGATTATCCTCTTCTTCATAGATCTTAAACCAATCAATGTCATTTCTATGATTCTTTACCATAGTATAAGGACCGTGATCTTTGATCTCTTTATAATAACTACTACTGTGTTTAGGATGGCAATACCCGCATTTAAAGTTACATTCGTTGCCAAATGATATTTCAATATACTGTGGATTTATATTTTGATCCCAATCCCCGTCCTTGATTTGTGCAAATCTTTCGGGCGTGTAGATAGTAGAGTTTCGTTCTTTACGATCACTAATATAGTCCTCGCCCATTGCTTCGATATTCCAGCAATAGTTACAACCGCTAGGTTTTCCTCCATTGAGCATTTCAAGACGTTCATGTTTCTTTTGATTTGTGTTATGCAGAGCACCTGGATCTATAATGATTTCTTCTAAAGAGATCTTGTGTGGCGGCGGATGATAACAACTATGGGTTTCTCCGGTCTGCAAATAGATAGTGGTATGGTGCCATTTAGCTAGACAAAAGGTAGGCGATATTTCATTCATTATAGGAATGAATTTTTTAATCCTCGATATGTCGTTCATTGAACTTTTCCTCTAGCCATGCAAAATCATTTATCTTTTTAAGAGCTTCTATATTATTTCTATTTTCATAACCATAGTCTCGGCCTTGTCTAGCACCGTCTAAAGCATATTTGTCTATGGTTTCTGTGCACCATACATCTAATCTCTGTTGTGTTTCTTCGTCAACTTGTCCTGTAATAATCCTGCTCGATAACTTAGAACATTCTCTAAATGCCGATTTCCAACTATTGAATGGATCTGTATTAAACTTGTTGATGTTTGATACTTCTGGCATGGCTCTAAACCTACCAGAAATACTAGTGGTCATATCTGGATTGTCAACCTTCATATCTAGTGTTAACTTCGTCGGGAGGAGTTTGACACCACCGTTTCCGTATTCAAGACCGTTGACTTCGTTACGACTACGCCATACAAAAACAATATCTTGATCTACTTTTAAGGGTCGATGATCAAAGTTAAAAGATTCTAATACCTCTGCATCAGCATCAACTACCCAAAACATAGGTGTAGAAACCTGCTTCGCAGCTTCTATGTGTGCGTTGTGTATCCCTTTAACACCGTCAATACGTTTTATATCTCTCTTAACTTTTTCCTGCAGCTTCTGATAATGTTTATCGGCATACGGTTCGTGATATGAGATAAAAACTATATCAAAGTCTTTAGGTTGACTGGCAACTATGTCTACTTCTTTCTTTGTATGAAAGAATCGTTTTTCAATCTCTCGACGTGCATACACATTCCTTTTAGGAAACAAACATATTCCATCAAAGTTATTTCCGTTTTTGAAAATATGTACTATCGTTTGATTATACTTGGGTACCTGATAGCTAAAATCAAAGTCGTTAGGTTTGACATCATTCCATACAGCATAAAACATGTCTGTCTCAGAAGTTTTTAATGCATTCTGATAATCTTCGTAACTTGAAATATTAAAAACTTCAAAAGACCTCGGAGTGCTGGCTAAGATGTCTACTTCTTTTTTATTTGTGAAAAATCTATTATCAAACTCACGCTTGGTTATCTTTTCATTCCTAGAAAATAAACATATGCCGTCATAATACTCTCCGTTCTTAAAAACATGAGTAATGTTTCTGTGAAAGCTATCGTAAGCAGGAACATAATAATCAAAATCAAAATCTACATCGATGTCATTCCAAACCGCCCAAAACATTTCAAGATTTGAATGTTCGACAGCATACAGATAATCATCGTATGACTTAATATAGAAAACTTCAAAAGGAATAGGATTACTGGCCACAATATCTATTTCTTTTTTATTCATAAAGAATCTGTTTTTAAACTCTCTATTAGAAATGGATATTGTTTTGTTTATAAGACATATACCATCATAGGTATTTTTATTTTTAAAAACATGGGTGTATTCTTCATCCCATTTTGTTGCTCGATAACTGTTCAGATTAAAATCAGAAAGTATAAGATCATCCCATATTAACCAAAACATCTTAGTAAAAGATTTTTTCTGTATCTGATCTATAGACATATTTTTGTCAAGGCGTTGAGCATTAGGATATCTCCTCTTTAGAGTTTCCCATTGTTCACCCAGACCACCAAAGAAAAATATATCATACATTTTCGTTCATCTGATAATATGTTAGACCCAGATTAATAGTTTCGTCATATAGATCTAGCGTATATTTGCTCTGCGCCGCATCAAGCCAAGGCCAATCGAGACCAAGTTCATGCTTGATTTGTTCTCCTAAATCTTTGATAGCTTCTACGAGACCTTCACCATTTACTTCTTCATATGGTCGGCCATACTGATTCCATATTCCTCTTAGTATTTCAAAATCTCTAACATCTACATAGTTCCACTGAGTGCAGTTGGTCATCCATGTTCCCAATCTAGCTCCATAGACTGCATAGATACCATTTTCTTCATGTGCTCCTACGGTTGACCACATACGGAGTCTATGTATGTTATGCCACCATATCTGCTGCTTGATTTCCTGTGGAGGAACTTTTACTCCATCGAGCAAGGTCATCTTGACACCTTCACGAAATCCTGCTCGCCAGGCTTGAAAAGGTGAACCTGTAATAACGCTTTCAGAATACACTCTAGGAAAATTACGATATCCATCTTCCCAACAAAAATCTACCTGTGCTCGTTCGCTTTCTGCGTTTTCATGAGTACGCATGTTTAGAACAAAATCTTTACGCCAGATTTTTAAACCACCATTGCCATATCGTAGTCCATTGATAGAGTTCCTTCCGCACCAGCCGTAGACCTGTATCTTAGGATCATCCATCTTAAGATCGAGATTGAAGAAGTCAGGATTTACGATGTTATCTGCATCTACAGTTATAAACCAATCAGTTTCTGATAACTCTGCTGCGGCTTTATGTGCATGATCACTGCCTTTCACACCATGTATTCTTTTTGCCCAGGGCACTTTATTACACAAATCTGCATAATGAAGATCTGCATTCGGTTCGTCATAACTTAGAAACACTACGTCAAACTCAATGACTTTCATAATATCTCCAATACATAACTCTTAAATATTCTTCTAGTATACACACTGAACTTTTCAGGAAGATTAATATTTTAAAATATCTTTGCCTGACCTACTAGTTCATCTAATCTCACAGACAGCATCTTGATTAATACATTAGGATCGTTATAATCAGTCAATAAGAAATTCATCAATGTGTCTCCGCCCCAATGTACTGAACGCTTTGGTCGTGGTTGGAACTCTTCAGCCTGTATATACGTTCCATTTAAATCTTCAGTCAACTCAATCTTTAATGTTTTAGAAGTAGTATCATAGGTAATATAGATATCGGGTATTTCTACACCAGACCATCTTTTATCTATTACTCTATGGACAACATCGTCTATCTTGAAAACAGATTTCATTTCTGTTATTTCAAGACTATCACCCATCGGATCAACAAAACAAGAATGTATGCTAATAGTACCCTTTAAGATTAACTCAGCGATTTCTGTGTCAACAAATACTTTAAACTTCTCATCTGGAAATGCAGACTTAGGCCCAACGCTGATAACTTTGCCAGTATCCTTGTCATAGACTGCGACATATCTTACTTCAGGAACTTCGTATTCTGAAAGCCATTTATCAAAATCGATCATTTCTTCCATGCTATTTCCTCAAGTATATTGATAAGCTCAGGAGTAATAGTATCCTTTTCAACATAGTGAACTATATCGTGCTGTTGATAGTTTCCTATTTTTAACTGTCCTTTTCTATTAAGATAAAACCCTACATGGTCTGTTACTGTGTCAGCAGGCCAAGGCCAGTTTTGTACCATCGGTTTCATATGCACTACTCTAGGAAACTCTAGGTCATAGGCGATCTCATCCGCAATATCTAGTATCTTAGCTGCCAATGAGAAAGCTTCATCTGTTCCTAAAACTTTAGGTTTTAGTTTTGATAGATATACATTTGAAAATTGTAAAGGATTTTTTATGATATGTCTACCTAAAGAAAAGAATTCTTTAGCCATCTCACTATCACGTTTAAAAAAAGTATAAAAGCTATAAAGATTTGGCAGTTCGTTTTTTGTAAAAGTTCTTCTATACTCATCAGAAGTTATTTTTTCACCTCTATAAGTAAACCCTTTATTGGCTACATATAACTCAGTGTTTTCTAAAAAATAATCAATCCAATGACTGTAATCTCTTAAAAATAACATATCAGCGTCTAGACAAACCGTTGCGTCAAAAGGACTTAATCGATCCATCCAAGAACGCCCATCCCAAAATGTTTCTTCATTCCATTCAATAATATGATCAAAAACCCATTTAGATTCGAATCTATCGAGATACATCTTGTCATCGATCACCAGTGCTACTTTATCATACCCTTCTTTTTGAGTGTTCTTTATACTCAGGGCAAGAGCATATGCCATCTGAGAATAATCTGCTTTATCTGACGTTGACACGATTATAAGATAACCAAAGTTCATATCAACCTCATAAGATTTTCTGCATTTCTAACTATACTTTTTTTATTCATTACATGCACATCTGTATCTTTTATAGTCGCAGGGCAATAGTTAGCATCTACTTTACCGGACAATAAAAAAGTTAGTTTTCCGTTATCATCTACAGAATGTAGTATATCCTTATCTATGGTCGTTAGTACCGGAGGCAATGACATTACCGGTTCCTCAAAGCCATACAATAAATGATTTGCTACACTAAAGCTGATATCATTTCTGTATTGCCTCGGATCAAATCTAAAAAGATCTCCATAATAAGAATAATGAGTCCTAACAAAATCTACTGTTTCAAAAAACATTTTTGAGACATCGTCTTTAGTAAACATTACTGTTGTTGCCCAGAACAGTTTTACTCCTGTATCAGAAATGTAGTTGTCATGATATCCGTTCCTAGAAGGAACAACCATATCATTCATAGAATCAGAAACTAATATAGATTCGTCTACATCCCAATATTCAGACAATCTATCAGAAAAAATTAAAAAATCGCTGTCTATTAATAATGTTCTATCGTAGGGAGTTAGATCCCAAGCACTTGCTCTGTTAGCATTAACAAACGGAACTAATACATCAGAAAATTTTCCATCATGTAATCGACGTTGATTATCAGTTAAAGGTTTTTCAACGATAATAAACGCTTCAAAGACTTCTTTGGCTTTTTCTACTATTTCCGATTTTGCCATCCATTCTAATGTAGAAGCATCTGTCACTAGTGTTGCAGGAACATTAAGATGTTTACGTGCTAGACCCCCGGCTATCACTGCCATAAGGGCATAGTCTATTTCTCTATTGTTATGAGCAAATATTAGAATACCGTTGGTCATAGGTCTAATAACTTTTCTACAGATCTACTCTTTCTAAGATTTTGATATTGCTCGTGATATTCGTAGACCGATGTGAAATATCTATCTAATATTTCATTCATAAAAATATTAAGGTCGGGGATTAAGACAGGATTTCCGTTAGCGTCGATCAACGGAACATTTTGCGTTCTTTCTTGGTCGATCAAAAACTTAACAAATGCTATGAGTGTTTGATCAATCTTAAAGATTCCACCAGATGCGCCATAGGTGAGTTTGGCTTCGATCTTTTCTTTGAGGGTTTTTCTTTGGATAGAAAAGCTCTGACGATAGTTCGAAAAGTCAAGAGCCTGCTTGAGTTGTTCTTCCATTGTTTCTCCTGATTAACATAGCAGTTTATTTATTATGCTATGATAACCAGGAAAATTTATGTTGTTATAGCGTTGATTGTTATAACTGGAGTCGAAACAGTGAAGTTACCTGCACCAACAGGAACTAATGTTCCCGAGGCAGCTAGTGTCGAAACGTTTAGACTAAAAGTTCCATCAACAAAGTCAGGACCTCCAGAATCGCCTACGTGAGCATCGTTCCAGGTAATCTGAAACTCAATGCTGCTGGCTGTTCCTGAGCTATTGTTGGCTATTCCAGGAGTCCTAGCTGCCAGAATATAAGAGTTAGAACCATAGGGAGTGCTTGCACTCGCCGAATAGAAGTTGCTAAAAATATTACTGCATCTATAATAGTTTAGATTATCGTTAGGAGATGTTCCAGTACCGGGCTTGTTTCCGCCCCAAGCGACTGTGCCCACCGAACTTAATAGATTAGTCCAAGATGTATTTTGCGGAATATTTTGACCTCCGCTGCGACTAGAGGTAAATCTTATTTCTCCGCCAGAGTTGAAGAAGTATCTAGCTTGATCTGCATTGGAAAATGTAACTGTGACTGTACACTGAATACGCACTGACCAAGTATTTCCGTATACCCCCGGCCATGTTTGTGTAACCGTGCCAACATTGGTCGTATAAGACTGGCTAGGGGCTATCGTAAACTTATTTGAAACAACGGTGTTAGCCCACGAATCAAGCTGTGTAACTGGAGAGTCGGTGGCAGCTGGAGTAAATGTAGTGCTGTAACGTATTGTATTTCCTTCAGCCACGACCGCTACTGCAGGATTGGTTCCTTGTTGATGTTTATAACAGTTTATGATGTCATATCCAAGCTTCATCCAATCGTTGTATGAAACTTTCTGCCCTTCTGCGACAGCAGAACTGACAACAAACTGACCATACCCAGAGTTACTAGAACCTGTTCCTATTATAGGAACTACTTTGTTTCGGATGCTATTGTAGTCTGCTTGACTGATTTTATCATTAACTGCCATGGTAATATTTACTTTATCAGGTAGCGGTAATCGAAGATAGCGAATATGTAGGACTTACGATACTAAATGTTCCTGTAGGAAATAGTGTTCCAGCAGCTTTGGCTTCCTCTACTGTTAAAGATAGTGTACCATCTACACCATCGCCCGGAGGATTCACATAACCAGTGAGCACGTCAGGATCGACGTATGCATCAACCCACCTGATTTTGAATATTATCTGTGTGGCAGTTCCGTTGATATTATTAGCAACATCACATTTTGCCTCTACCTGATAATAGCTATTAGAATAAGGAGCACTAGAAGCTAGATATTTAAACAGCTGATAGTTATTTGTTAAAGTATAATAGCTTAGTTGTTTTGTTTTGTCTGCATCAAAAGCTATCGTTCCTACTGAAGAAAGTATGCTAGTCCATGCTGCATTTTGTAGTGTTGCTACACCGCCGGTCCTTGTTGATGTTAAACGTATACTTCCGCCGCTATTGAAAAAATATCTTCCTTGATTTGCATTGGCAAATGTCACTGTTAGCGTTGCTGTTGCCTCAATCGACCATAAACTTGTATAAGTGGCATTGGCTTTGCTAGTTACCGCGAACTGTCCAAGTCCGACATTGAATCTAGTAAGTGTGGCCTGATCTGCGAGATTATCATAATCAGTATTTGGATTACCTGCACCGTATCTTATTGGATCAGTCTTCTGTATTTCCACTATAGATGGCATCACACCATCTTGGTGAAACTTGATAGACATGAGATCATATCTTAAGGCATCCCACTGTGCTTTGGTTGCGGTTTGGCCGCTGGTTACATCAGCACTGTAAACAGTCTGTCCATACCCTTTATCTGCTGATCCGGTGCCTAAAAGAGCTATAATCTTAGCACGAATGCTAGTATAGTCTACCGCAGCAATCTGTGATCCAACTGCTCCGCTCATTATAACACCAATACTTCAATGATTTTTTCGCCTTCATCATCGCTCGATTCTAAGGCGACCCCAAACACTTTTTTATCTCCAAATCTATCTGAAACTGCTACACCATTTGGTCCCGGGCACATGTCATCGCCCTTGGAAACTGGGCCTAACACTCTGCAAGGTACACGACCTTTTAGTGCGACATAAACACCACCCTCGAGGTCTTTATTCATCATATAGGCTGGGTTTGTACTAATAACACCAATGGCTCTATCCCCACCGCTGGCTTGTGTAATCTCTGCATCGCCGCCGATTGTAACTACTGTGCCAGGTGCATATTCTTGGTCTGGCAAATATTTTTCTGCAAGGTCAGCGTAACGTGCTGCTGTTGCAGTACCATCAAATAACACAGCTACTAGATTACCGCCGGATGTTCTAGCTGCAATGGTACTTCCTGTTGCTGTTGTTTTTGCTGTTTTGTAGTTAGGATCAGAATCGATAGCTGTGTCATCGATCTTGATACGATCTGCTTTATCAGCAGTTCCAACAAACTGATTAGCTATGATATTTCCGCTGCTATTTCTAACAGGAATCGATGTTTTATCAATACTACTAGGTAACGAAGTGCTAGGAACAAAGTTTGTAAGAGTTGTTGCGTTAGTAGCTGTACCTGTAACGTTACCAGATACAGTTCCAACAAGATTACCACGTATAGTAGCACCGGTATATCCTATTTCTTTAGTAGAACCATTAACTAAAATAGTCGCGTCAACAGCCGCTACTGTTCCTGTATGTGTTCCAGTACTATTGCCTGTGACATTTCCTGTTAGATTGCCATGGAAAGTAGTGGCATAAACATCGGACCATCTATACCCAGTATTACCGATTGTATAAGCATTATCTGCACCTGGAATCATTCCAGTATTATCAAAGATAGCAACGTCTTCTGCAGAGTTGTTATAGTTGATACGAATAGTTACTGGATTTCCATTATTGATACTTTCTAGTAGCGAACTGGTATTACCTTGTACGTTAGTACCAATATGTACATATAGGTCTTTACTGTTACCTACATAGTATCCGGCATTCTGAAAAGTAACATCTTGATCAAATGTAATGCTACCTTTTCTAATATATTCTGTCGCTTCAACACCACCTAAGCTAACTGCATTACTAGCGGTACCCCAGAAATATGCTGTACCGGTTGTAGTAATACCATTAGAGTTAGTATTAACTAAAGTAATGCCTTTCTTGATTAGAGAAAATCCTGTAATCGGATTAACATTGTTTAACACAAACTCAGATTCGCTAACGACGGCCATTACTTTGCCGCCTGCAATGATCTTTAATATCGTTTGGTTAGCGTTTGTGTCGTCTTTGACAACCTGAGAAGTTACTGAGCTTGTTCCTAGTTCTGGACTAGCCTGCGGACCAATCAATACATATTCAGTTCCGGACCATGTGTATAGCTGTTTAGCACTAGTATCAAACCAAAACTCGCCTGTTGCTAGTCCGGATGGAGCAGATGATCCGGTTTCAGCACCGCCGGCAACTTTAAACTTGCTACCGTCATAGTACTTCAGCTTCTTATTTCCGCTGTCATACCATATTTGTCCAGTTAGTGCCTTTGGAGGGGGACTGGTGTTTGAAAAGTTTTCTAGAAGATAAACAAGATTTTCGTTTTCAATAGCACCGTAACCGGCGTAGTTTTTACCTACGAGATTAAGATCTGTGCTAGTATCTACGGTTCCGTCTTGTACGGTTACTAAAAAAGAACCGTTAAATTTGTTAATTGTATATGCCATTGGGCTGCTCCACCTTTATTCGTTATATTTATTAGAGTTTCATTATGTAAAACAATGCTACATAGGGCGGTAATGTTTGTACCACAATATCTCCGCTGTTTGCTGTTACTGTTATACTGTGATTGTGATTTCCGTCAGTGCTAAGGCTGTGATTGTGCGGAGCTCCTGTTGGCCCGCCACCTGCTGTATCAGTTCTGCTTGGAAACCCATAATATCCGTTGTCTCGATCTCCGTCACTAGCGTTTCCAGCGTAAAAGCTAGGATAGATGTATGTTCCATTTCTATCATATGCCGAGGCTGTACTGCCTCCAAGACCGTAGTCACCGACGATCGCGTAAACGTCTGTAAAGTTATGATAGTGTTCGGGCATCATAGCAGCACTTAGCGCAGTACTGCCAGTAGAACCACCGTGACTGTGAGCTCCTGCTGCCGATGTTGTACCTGTAAAAGTAAGATTTACATTGTTAGTTGATGATGTAGAACCACCTGTAGTACCCATTGTATAAGTGCTTCCTGCACCAACAACAAACTTGTTTCGTAAATCTGGGGTTCCGTTTGTACCATCGCACAAGCCCCATCCACTAGGTACGGCATTAGATGCTCCATACCATTGCATGATCATACCACGAACAAAAGCTGCTCCCCAAAATGGAGGATTTCCTGTACCTGCGGTCTGCAATACCTGACCCGGTTGTCCTGGCGGCAGCATCGTTGTGGTGCCTGGTCCAGACTGATATGGCAATGAACCGATTTGGCCGCTATCAAGATTCGTTGCGTTTATAGCGTGATCAGCTGTAGGAGCATTTCCTGTAATATCACCATGGAAAACTGTACCGTATACATCGGCAGTGTACAAGTCTCCAAACTTTTTATTAGGTGTTCCTAGCAACCAACCACCATCTGTATCAGGAATAATCGCAGGTAAAGATGCACCCCCTTCGGTAATAGTCACTGCACTAGGAGTTAATCTCAATGTAGGATAGCTGCCTGAAATCGTTATGTCTTGTATCGATAGATTAAACTCTGTGTTTGCTTTAATTTTACCAATAGATCCATCAACTAATAGGCTAAAGTTGGTTGTGCTGCCGTTACCTAGTTTAATGCCCCCAAATCCCTGAACTGACAACTCATTTAGATACCCAACCTTGGTAAGATTTGAGTTGATTATGCCTGTATTTAGATCAGTACCGATTAAATTTTCTGCATCAACAGTTACATCAATATTAGCTGAACCGTCAAAGAGGACTCCGTTTATAGTCCTCGCGGTTTGTAATCTAGTTGCAGTATAGCTATTACCAGTTAATACTGCACCTCTAAACTCATTGGCTGTAATGATATTAAAATCGCTGATGCCGGTTGATGTAACATCACCAGTGACGTTACCTGTTAAATCTGCTGTGATTCTGTTTGCAGAAAAGTTTCCTGCGGTATCACGTGCAACAACTTTGCCTATAACATTATTTGGACTAGCATCTACACCCCAGGTAATATCAGTACTACCATTAAAGTTGCTACCTGTAATATAACTACCTTTCTTTAGTATGCCAGGTGTTGATGCTGTAATAGTTATATCAGACTGCCCGTCAAAAAATACTCCGTTGATTTTTCTTGGTGTTTCTAATCTTGAAGCTCTGTCGGCAAGACCTACTATATCCCCTTTAAGTTTAACAAACTCTGCTAGATTGATACCTTTAATGAGATTGTTAAAACCTAAAATACCAACATCAGGTCTAATAGTAAAGGCCGCACCGGATACTATAGCAATAACTTCGCCCGCTATTAACAGCTCTATTACAGGATGAGGGTTATTATTAGAGTCAAATAATACTGTAGATATGGCTCTGGTCATTGCGCCAAAGCCTTCAACGTTTTCAGGACCTATTAATGCCCATTCATCGCCGTTGAATACATAAAGTTGATTGATAGGAGTCTTTAACCATAGAGCTCCTGGAGCTGGATTTTCTGGTTCTGTATCCTGCACTGACCCGCCAATAGGGTGCCATTCAGTACCATTGTACACATTCATGGTATTATTTGATGTATCAAACCATGTTTGTCCGCTAATAGGTCTCAGTGGCGGTTTATCATTGGCAAAGTTTTCTAACAGATATAAGAAGTTTTCATTCTGTTGTGTGCCATAGCCAATATAATTTTTACCTACTAGCCCAATGCTAGTAGTTGTATCTAACGTTCCATCTTGTAGAACAACAAGCTGCTGGCCGTTATATCTGTTAATAATGTAAGACATGTTCTATGCGCTCCGATCTCATTATGGTGGTAATACTGTGTCGCCTACAAACTGCCAGTTATTTGCGATAATCTGGAATATCTTAACGATACGTGTAACTGAAATTGTGCTAGGCGGAATGATTGCTGTGTTAATAGCAACGTTTGTAACTGCTGGAGCTGTACCTGTCGGAGTATTAAATGTAGCCGTACTCTGATTGAGCAAGGGATTTATATCTAATGTAGTAGACTGAGGACTTAGAATATTACATAAGACTCTAGCAACGGCTCCATTTCTAAAATCAGCAGGTGGCGCAACGTTATTCAAAATATTTGTGATGATGTAAGAGTTATCTTTACCATCTGAAAGATCAATACTTAATGCTACCGGACGTGTTTCTAATCTATTATCTGTATATTCTTTAGTCGCAGCATCTTGGGCACTGACCGGATCTCCCATACCTGTGATTCTTGGATAACCTTGAAGGGCTATATTTCCATTCCCATTAGGTGCTATCTCTAAATCTTGGTCGGTTTGAAGTGTAGAAATCCTATTATCTTCCAACTTCATATAAGGTACAGGTGGAACACCTGGGCCAATATTAACTACAGACTGTGTACCAAATGATGTAACCCCAGGAATACTAGTAATATTAGCTCCCAACGAGTTTCCTGTTAAAACTGGAACTCCGTCGATAGCAAAATATTTTCCTGCTGCGAGATTGATATGTTCTGAACTATTCCATGCTTTACTGTATAAAGCAGGCAACGCATCAATATATCCTCCAGCAATAGCTTCTGAACTATTTGAACCCGCGGCTGCTCCGCCATCTGACCAAACAAAGACATGTGCTGTAGCACCTTGTACTATCATGCCACCTGTATCAGCATTTGCATCAGTAGGTAAGACTCCCGTAGTTTTTGCCAATACAATATTTTTATCTTCAACCGTTACTGTGGAAACGTTGACTGTAGTAGTGTCACCATTTACTGTTAGATTGCCAGCGATAGTTAGATTACCTGCAAGATTAACTTGGCTTTCTGGTTGATTAGGATATATGTCAATCGTCCTTGTCGATCCTGATATCCTAATGCCTGTTTCGGCTGTAATGTCTTTACGTACATTAATAAACAAATCTCTATTAGATGCAGAGTTAGCTAATATCACATCACCATTGGTAACTCGCAATGTCGCTTGGTCAGCACTACCGATAATAATACCAAGGTCTGTGGTAATCTTCAACTGCCCTTGCATCGAGTTCGCAGTATCTGTTCGAACATAGTTAGCGGCTGGAACTGCATTTAAGTTTTCAGCATTAGTGGCCGTTACATTAAACTTTAATCCGGTTAGTGTACCTGCATTGAAACCAGGAATAATGCTGCCTGAAAACCCTGTGATAGCATTCTTTGGAGTAAATGAATCTTTAGCAAATATTCCAAGTAAAATTCCGTTATTATACAATGATGTAATAACTCTAGTTTGATTTAATGTATCTAATATACTTTCAATCTTTAGACCACTTACACCTTGAGTCACTGAATAAGCAGGCGCTAACAATATCGTGCTAGTACCGTCATAGAAAAATAGTTGTTTGTCTACATCATTGAACCAAAGATCACCAACACCCAACGTCGAAGGTTGGGTACTCGAAATAGTAGCAGAGCTCACGGGAACAAAACTAGTTCCTGTATAAACCTTTAGTTTTCCTTCTGCGGTATCAAACCATATCTGTCCTCGTATAGGATGTGATGGTTTTGTACTTCCTGAAAAATGTTCTAGAAGTTTTATTAAATTTTCATTAAGGGCTTCTCCAAAGCCGCTGTAGTTTTTTCCGATCAAAGTAAGATCAGTCGATAATGTATCGATTTGACCGTCTGCAACTACAGCTACTATTGATCCGTCTGTTCTGTTAACTTGATACGCCATGTTCTTGCCCTATTAGGTTGTAGTTGTTGTAAATGCCGGAGGACCAGATCTAATAATGTAGTTCACGGTTAGATATGGATTCATTATACCAACTGCCTGTTTTAATGTATAATCAACTGTTGGTTTCTTAATGCCTCCTGTAGTATTAAGATACTGTGCGCCACCAGGTACGTTCGGTCCAAGGCCAGTTGTTGCAGGAGAGTTAATAGCAGTATCCACTCTGACTGCAGAATATTGTATTCCATTTACTAACATAGAATGTTCGTGATCTGGAAGATTTGACAGGTCTAATGTAACTGAACTCTGACCAGCAGAGCCGCCGATGCTTTGTGCCTTGATGTCAGGTACTCGACCAGCCGTGCCGCCGCCTGCATCAGTAAACCCGCCCAATGAGTTTGGAACACTCTGAGCATTATCCATATTGTCTCTGCCAAGAGCAAAGCGTCCTCGCATATCCGGAAGTCTAAATGTTCCTACACCAACTAGTGCTGTGGATCCATTATAAGTCGTTCCAATGATGTCATAAAGATCTGGATATTTTACACGCTCTACTTCTGATCCATCGCAGAACAAATATCCGTATGGTGGAAGTTGTCCTGCATAAGGGAACATAGTCCCTATAGGAACACCTAGATCTCCGATAAAAGTATTTCTAGTCTGTTTGAGAAGACCGCTAGCTCCACCTTGTCCTGCCAAGCTAGGTCTATAGGTTAATACTAAATCCTCAGCGTTAGAATAGTTAGGATTAGGAAAATCTTTACTACTGATAATATTTGATGTCAGCGATGTAACAAATATTTTTGTAGAACCCCCCACTTGCCCATCAAAAGAGATCGAAGGACTAATGACGTCTCCTTCAAGTTTAAAAGTTGTTGCTGTTCTCAAACTGGTTGCTGTGTTGGCGTTACCACTAATGTTACCATTCAAGATACCTTGTATTTCATCAGCAACGATAGTTTTTGCTCTCACAGTTTTCCAACGCTTGCTTGTCGAGCCCAGGTCAAATGTTTCTGTTGCCGATGGAACTACTCCACCTAACTGGGATGTTCCTGATACTGTTAGATCAGTACCGATCAGTACATTCTTTGTAACAGAAATGCCACCAAGTGTTCTTAAACTTCCGTTTGAAAGATTAGTACTCTGTGTGGTATTATTAATAATAACTGAACCGGTTATTTGTAGGTTACCGTCAATATCAAGAGCTTCTTCTGGCGCTAAAACATTAACACCTACAGACGTTCCTTTAACTCGAAGGACTGTGTTTGGTATTCCGTCTTTGTTAGTTTGTAAATCTAAAGAGCTTCCCGATTTAGAGTTGTAAATCGATGCTGATGTATTGTCATTAGATATACGGAAATCACTGTTAACACCTAGAGTTAAACCTTCATTGCTTCGAATAATGATCCCATAATCTGTTGTATTAGAAATATCCGATCTTAAAAACTTACCGGCGGCAACTTCTGTACCACCGACATTTAGTGCGTCCGCATTTTTTGCTGTTCCAAAAAGTTTAGGAATGTACCCGCCTTGAAATTTATCTTGTGTTGTTGCATCTGGGATATGGATGTTGATACCAGAATGTATAGGTACGGGATTTATTGCTGTCGGACTAAACCCTGGAATGTTTACTTTTGGTGTAAAACTATCTTTACTTACAATGATGATAGGTACATCAGCGATATAGAAAACTAAAATATTTCTTGTTACGTTGTCGCTATCTGATATAGCTTCTACAGCCGGTCCGTATCTTAGACCATCAACTGAACTTTCTGCAGGACCTACAAGAATCCATCTAGCACCTGTGAAGATTCTTAACTGTTGATTGGTTGTGTCAATCCATAACTCACCAACTTTGGCTGTTTCTACACTTGGTTCAGAAGGACCTTTTTGTATTCCTGAAGCTGCTTTCCAATCACCATCGTAAAGTTTGAGCTGTGCATTTACTGTATCGTACCAAACCTGACCCACTGTAGGGTTAACTGGTTCGGTTCCAGCGGCAAAATTTTCTAGTAGATGTAGAAAGTTTTCTGCTATAGTTTGACCGTATCCTGTTACATTTCTACCAGGAAATGTTAGACTGGTGCTAGAAGTGTCTGACGTATTGTCATAGACAGTGATAATCTTTGTTTTATCAGTACTGGTTACATTATATGGCATTTATTAAGCTCCAGTGAATCCAGTTAGACTCTGAATACGTATTGTATAATCAATCTGTAATAACCTATTCAAAGATTTTTGTACGGGGTGAAATACCACGTGTGTAAGAAGTTTACCTGTTCCGCTAGGATCGTAACTTCTTAGACCAAGTTCGTCAAAAACAAAGTTTCCGCTTAAATCCACAGAGTTGTCAAATGCTTCCTGATCAGTAGGTTCGCCGTAATCTAATAAACAACTAACAACAATATCCGAGTAAGTGGCTCCACTAATATGACGTATTTCCATCTTATTACGAACAGGATCTGAGTTGATTGCTGCTTGCTGATCTACTATTTTTTGATAGGTTTTGCTGTATAAACTAGAGTTTACACCGATAGTATTCGGAGTAAGATAAGTTATGAGTCCTGTAGGATCGACGGTTGTTCCGCCGTTACCAAAATCCATTTGATAGATAGTACCCAATCCCTGGTTTGATAAACTCTGTACCATCGCTACAGACATATTTTCATAATGAATAGCATTACGCTTATCTACGAATATCTCGCCGTTTTGCGGATCATAGATCTTGATATGCCCTTCAAAATGGAAACCTCCAATTTCGTTGGGCTGAGCATCAGTTTTTTGCTGTTGGTTTTCGGTCATGTTAGTCTCTTGTGGTTCCATATCAGTATTTATTCAGGTATTTTAGTAGTCTTTTCTGCTATGAATCTAGCGATCGGAGTTGTGTTTTCTAGCAGCGTAACGCCTCTAGTAACGGTATTTTCGCCTCGATCATACCAAGTTCTACCTAGTTTCCTGATGACAGTTATCAGCGTATTTGCTGGAACTGTTTCGGTTAGTCTTATGTAAGGGGTGGTTCCGTCAACACTAAACTCTGCTTCAAGAGTCTTGTATTTTCCGGATCCTTCGGCTCCTAGAGTTTCATCAAATACCTGTAAGGGATCTTTACGCAGTCTGCGGCCGCCTACAAATACTTCTATCTGATCACAAGGCCCAAAATCTGATGGGATGGTATTTTTATACCATATTGATCTAGTTCCTTTGCTAGGTGTAAACTCTAACGGTCCGATTGTTTGAGCTGTTCCTATAGTAGAATCGTCTGATTTCCCATCGCTGGTAAAATCTGTACGATCTTGCGTTTCGTTATAAGGAACTGTTTCCTTGATACCTACATCAACGACATAGCTGCCCTTGGCATGCAATGTAGCTATCGATGTTCCTAGGCTTCCTCTTCTGAGTTTAGAAAGAACATTTCCAACCTTAGATAGATACTCAATACGCTCGTTGTTTATGGTTATTATTCCAGGAATATTTCTAGAAGGAATAGGATCTGAAAGTTCAGTAGAATCTGTAACTTCTAGTGAGGTGTCAAAATAGTTCAAATCTTTTGCCAGTACAACATCCATTCCTTGTGAATACCTCTTGAAGTGGTAGACATTTAACATGTCTTTATAGATTTCATATCCACTAGGTAATCTATAGATCTGAGACCCAAATAAAAGAATTTTTATATTATCATCTTCAGTAGTCTTGTTCTTGAGATATATCAATGATCGATCTTGATCTACATAATAATCAACATCTTGTGACAATCTATCTCCATTTTTATAAACCCATACATAGCTTACTGATATAGGGCTGTGAGAGAGTCGGTATTGTACCTTACCACCAGTATATTCGTCTGAGATTAGATCCATCGAAGTATATTCGTTGAACCATGTAACACCAATAGTGTCACCGTCAACTAATGATATTGTATCTAATAAAACTAGACTATTGTTTTCTATTTTATAATCAGATATAAAATTTGTTTCTATTTTAATAACATCACCTTTAGTCAATGATTTTGTGATAGTAATAGTTTTAGAAGTACCATCATAGACATAATCTTGAATAAAAGTCTTAAGTTCATCGTTAATATAAACAGAAATGTTGCTAGTTAGTACAGCACCCGGGCCGGTGTAAGGATCTTCTCCTAGAACAAAATCTTTAGTTACTCCATCATAGACAAAATAAACACTATCGGGTCCCTTTAATGCTTTTCCGTTAACTTCGACTATCATCGATGACGCGGCCGATGCGTTAAGAACATTATTAAAGTTGGCACCGATCTGAGATACTAGTTTAGGATCTTCAGTTACAGAATGATTTAAACTAAAGGTTCTTGTACTTCCTTCATAGTTAAACACTTGTTGATTGATCCTTACTACACCGTATCCGTCTAATACATTACCGTTTTCAGAACCTAAAACAAGTATAGATATTACATCACCTAGAGTTGGTTTTATACCAAACTGGACCAATGTTCTATTTTGAGAATCAACAACTCCTGTACTGTTGACGAATGCTGTTTCCTTATAGATTCCATTTACTGTTACAAATATTGAAGTAGTATCTGTATAGTTTGCATCAGTTAAAAATAAACTAGTATCACCATCAGCTACAAACTCTTGATAATCTAAAAGATTGTGGCCGCCAATACCTAAAGAAATAATTTCAATAATATTTCCCGCAGGTGCTAGGCTGTTTAAAGTTATTTCTTGATCTTTATAATCGATAGAATAATCTATAGTTTCTGTTTTCTTAATCTTATTGATATAGACTAACAAAGAGCTATTTTCGATTATTTTTTGTCCTATCTTATAAGTTAAAGTTATTCCATCTGAATAGATAGTCCTGTGGTTAAGAGGAGTGGCTCCCGACCTTGTGTTATTAAACACTTTTATAGAAAGACTATCTAGTACCTGTCCAGGAACATTTTCTTCAGGTGCAGGAACTTGTTCAGGACTTATAAATTTACCACCCTCTAGAACTATTTCTTCTGCGGCAGTACCTGAAGCAGTTGAATATGCTCCGCTCATAGCAGCTAATGTGCCACCACTTATCTTTGTGTCTAAAATGTTGGAATCATTAATAGTAACAGAACCATCACTTTCGATTTGTCTGAATACCAATGTATCACCTGCATTTAAACTCAAATAAGGAGTTAGCATTATCACAGAAGTCGATCCATCCCCTATAAAGGTAGGTATTTCTGCATGAGGATTAGTCTGCATAGAACTATCTTGCGCAGGGTTAAAATATGGATCGTCTATTCTTATAAACTGTGTGTCACCATTTCTCTTAATATAGATGTTATAAATTTGGCCAGCAGCAGGAGGTGCATCAAAAGTATACGATGCCGTACTTCCATCTGCCCTAAAATAAATGTCATTTGATGATTCTACACTGTCCCAGCTGTCAGAAAACCAAGGTAGAGCATCCCAACCACCAGTGACTTCAAATGTTGTTCCTTGTACTTGGACGCCACCAAAGTCTAGACCGGTCATTAACTGATTAAGTTCTTTTCCTAGCATTCCAGAAGCAGTAGGCGATGATGATTCTGTTAGATAATATTTGTTTATCCTGTCAACAGCATACAATAACTCATCGTTCTTTTCGTAGGTAATAACGATATTGTCACCTTTGTTTGGAGCTGAAACAAAGATTACCGATCCTTTTAATAAAGAGTAGTTGTCTATACCTTCTTTATAAATCTTTACAGAATATTCATCTTTATAAACAACATTACCATTTCTTAAAATGTTGATCTTATTCTTATTGTTAGATGGTGCATAGCTGAGTTTAAAAACAGCATTGTTTCCTTCAGCAACAAAAGTATCTGTCTTTGTAAAAGTAGAATAAGAAGATTCTTTATTAACTCGATCAAATCTCAATGAAAGATTAAATGTCCTAGTTTTAGAATCACCAAGTACCGGTATTGCTGTTGCTATATCGGTGCTGTTTCCGTTGCCGCCAACTAGTTTTATAGAAGCTCTTGTGTATCCTGAGCCAGCAGTTAACAACTCAACACCAGACACAGATCCGTTTGAGATGTAGGCTTTTGCAGTTGCGCCGGTTCCGTCGCCGTCAATAATAACTGTAGGCGGTGAATTATATTCTGATCCCGGATTAGACAACCTAATCTCAGTTATAGAATATCTATGATTATCGAGCCACCATTTCCATGGATATCTCTGAATCGTTTCTTGGGTTTCTGTTACTGATGTTATTTTTCCTTCAGATACATTATATGCAGGTGGAAGGTCAAAATCAGAAGTAGATAGTCCTGTTGTTTCTAGGGTATTATACCTACTAATGTATTCTCTCACTGTTGTTCTATATGGTTTAACTTCGTTGATATAATCTTGGAAGCTCGCAAGGTTATCATTTTTATAGTTTAACTTCTGCTCAAAAGCTCCAACATTATGTGTGGCAGTAACAAGACTAGTCTTGAACATCCAATCAACATATTTCTGTTCTGTTAATACATATCGAACTGCTACAAAGAACAAACTACTCCATTGGTCGCCGAAACCTAGATTATAGGCATTATCTTTTACTGCACGTAGAATATTTCTTAGTTCTTTAGCGTTTTCAAGATCATAAAATGCAGTATCGTATGACTTGTTATTATCATAACCTATTCCGCCAACTGTTGGATCGTATAGAGAAGGTTCTAATAAAACTGTTCCTTTTTCTCTTCCTACTAGCATCCAGTCATCTGACGGATTCGAGCTACCTTCAGAAGTTTTTAACAATACAGCCCAACCGCCAGATGCGTATTCTTTTATACGTACCATATCGCCTACATAGGTGGTAACAAACCCTAGATATGAAATATTAGGAATCTCTTTGACTATTCTGTCAACTGATGAATAACCGGTCAACCACCAGTCTTGTAAACTCCAATATCTAGTTGTATCATAAGCCTGAGTTCTTGTGCGATAGAATGTCTTCTTATCACTGTTGTAGGCATATATGCCCCAGAAGTTATTGGCTGTAGCATCTTTGTTAACCAACACTGAGAAAGGTCTAATGGATGCAGAAGCATAACTGTACTTTCTACCTTTAGTTGTAACCGTAACAGATATTATTCTGCCTTGTGAATCTATAGTTGCTTCGGCTGCTGCTAGTTCACCATCTCCGTCAATGATTACTGGTGGAACTACTTTGTAACCAAAACCTTTGCTTACTATATCAATAGTATCTACCTGTCCGTTTATGATATTCACTTGCAAAATCGCAGGTTCTACACGAGTAGTGCTTACGGTTTCAAGATCGATATCTGTGTCAACTGCTACATCATAGAGATTTAGTTGGCTGTTAGGGGCAGGATCGACTAGATTTAGGTACGTAAAGTCCAATGAATCTGTCAACGGATACGTTGACAAGAATGCATTCAGATTATCGACTGTTAATCTTAGTGCAGTTAATCGGTTAATAAACATACCTTGTCTAGGTCTAAACTCGATTCCGTATCTTAATTTCGCAGGCAGTCCCGGATCAGGAACTCTATTACCAACAGAATCGTATCCTACAAGACTGTCGATCCATTTGGTTTCAAGTTTATAAGACGGAACACCTTGAGTTGACCCTTCTCTAATCAACTGGTATTCGTTGTGTACAGGGTTTAACGAACTAGTATCTTTCTTATACTCTATATTCAACAAAGCATAATCAGTTGAAATAATCGATTTGAAGTTATACAACAAAAGAGTATTTTCTGCTGCTATGCCTACAAATGCTGTTCCCGAACCAATAGGGTTATTAATATATGAAGCCACTGTTGATGCTGATATATTTCTGCCTATAACATTAGTAGGTAAAATAGTTTTATTTTTTACCCAGTAATAGTAGTACGTTTCTGTTGCCGCACCAGTCGACGCATTATATAGAATACGTTGAGAATAGACATCGTCGTTAGGATATAAAGGTTGTCCTGAGATACCGTTGGCTATTCCGTTGTTTGTATCTGCTAATGCGGCCCACTCACTAGGCAACAGTTTGGTCTTTACCCATTCATAAACATCGATGCTAGAACCAGGAACTTGTCTACTCCAGTTTCCTACTCTATAAGATGTATCACCTTGTTCGTAGTACATCCACTTAGCTGTAGATGTATTCCACCATAGTTTTCCTACATGATGATCAGTCCATTCTTGCGATGGTATAACTGTTTGTAAGTCTGTACCAATAGAATACACAGCAGGATCGTAAGGAACTTTGAAAGTTAACTCTTGTTCTGCTTCGTTTAATATTTTACCCTTAGCTGGATCGATTATATCCAGATCTTGTATTTTTTTATTGTTTACATCATCGTAAAGAGAAATGCTCTTTAACTTTTCTATATCAACGACTAAGCTTCTTTGCGATAGGATCTCCCAAGAATTTACATTTTCTAGTTTCTTGAACAGTCTCACATGACCGGTCTTTTGATTTAATACGTTAGAATAATAATCAGGAGAACCAACTAAAATGTTATCTGGTGTACAATACACGCTGTAACCAAAAGATTCGTTCGATGACAGATCAGCAGATAGTTTTTCAGCTAAGAAATAAACATCTGCTTTTCTCTCGAATACGTAAACTGCTCCGGCAAAACCATAATCTTTACTAAATCTTGTAGCTCCGTGATCGAAGGTAGTAGTTCCTTCATCCTTGCTAAAGAATGTAACCGACTCATGATAAGGAGTATTCTTTGCTCCAATAACAATTTTTTCTGTATTTCCACTTATACAGATGCTCTGTCCAAAATATTCATTAGGATAATCTTCAAAACTTTCTAGTTTTTGTTTTACTCTAAAAATATTGTTTGTTAATCTTAATACATAGGCCGAACCTTGATTCTGTAGATTTATATCTCCCAGCGGACTAGCGATAACCAATGTAGTTCCTGACCAATCTAAATCCAATGATGCACCGAACTGATCGCCTACATTTATTGTTTCTACTTTAGAAAGATCGCTGTACTCAGAAAGATTATCTGCACCAATAGTCTGCACTAATCTGTAACCGGTTGATTCTTTTTTGTAAACAAAAACTTTTCCAGATGGATTCATCGTACTATCGCCAATAGACACCCACGGCAATGTTGTCGGATTGGTTCCGGTATTAGTATATGTGGAATCTGATGTGTCTGGAGCTAACTTATAGTACAATCCTTCATACTGTACTACTTCACCTTCGAAGTATTCTGTAGTAGAATTCCACACACCTCTGTACTGATCAAAAACCTGTCCATCACTAAACGGAGCGCCAACTGCAATAATATCACCTGTATAGCTCATGGCTATCGCCGAGCCATACTGGTCTCCTATCTTTAGCATTTCAACATCACTGTTAAGTATACCGTGAGCCATAGTAGATCTATCTTGAACTAGTGAGTTGTTCAATGCTAGTTCAGATGGAAGAATCTCGCCAATCTCCCATCCAGTTCCGTTATGACTGTATACGTAAACTCGACCGATGCCATCTAAAGATCCAGGAGCTGACACTATCATCGAATATGATGTACCGCTCTTGGCCATCTTAATAGATGAACCAAATAGTTCCCCGGCTGCCGGTCTTGGGCTTGCAAAAGTTTTATAATAATCCCAACCTTGAGATGTCCTTGTATAAAGAACAATCATTCCCTGTTCTGAGAATCCATCTCCCCTGGCTTCTCCATAGGCTTCAATGTTTGTTGCTCGGTCCCAATCTTCTGTGTTAAATGTTAAAGTGCTGCCATCAGGTGACACAAACTTGTTAGGTGTCCATAAAATATCATCATAAAGGACAACATCCTCAAGAGCATAACTCTTTGTAGAACTAAATGGTCCTAGATATGTATTTTTAACACCACTGGCTAAGGGAACGCCAATAGCCAACCATTGACCGTCTGGACTTACTGTAATGGCCTGACCGAATGATCCTATTGATAATGTTCTAAACTCGATCAGCGGTGATAATATCTGCTTAGGAGTCAATGCACCGTTAATATCAGAATAAACAACGGCATAGCCCGATCCCGGAATACCAACTATAGATTCTTTTGATCTATTATCATAAAAGACTGCTGCACCAGTTCTCAGTGGTGATGTTAAACCATATTCACTGATTTCTCCAAAAGAATATTGTTTGGTTTTTCTAATAACTTCCCACAGCCCGCTACCATTATCGTCAACCCATAGAGTAGATCCTTCTTTCCACAAAGCTACTTTTTCAGGATCAACCATGTCGTAGGTATCAAATCTAACTTCAGTAAACAATCCTACATTGGTAACTGTGCTGCCGTCAATAACCGGATCCTGTGCTGCAGGAGTAACAGTAACGCTAATAGTCATATCACTGACTTCAGTAATCTTATAAAATCCTGTTAGGTTAGGAATCGATCTAAAGCCTACAATGTCGCCCACAGTCAACCCATGGCGGCGATTCATTGTAACAGTAACAGTTAACCCAGATTTTACAGCATCAACGACCTTGAGGTTTGCAGCTTCTGAGAATCTCCATACGGTCCAATCAGGTGAATAAAATGTAAGCCAAAAATGTGCGCCTTCAGAAACTGTAGAAATGTCTATACCTAATATAGCGTCTGCATTATATAGAGCAAAATCAACTTGAGATGTTGCTACATATCCTGCTGTGTTTTCAGGTTCTGCCTCTAGACTTAAAGGATTTATGTTTGTAGTATAAGGTGTTGGGGAGATAGTAAAATCACTGCCAATAACTCTATAATAACGATCGCTAGAAACAGACGGAATAGAATTTACAAACAGCAGAGGCTGAGGATTTAATGGAAACTCGGATTTTTCTATCTTTATTTCATATTCTTTAAGTTGATCAACACCACCAAAGCGTCCAACTCTAAATGCCCACTCTTCATCAAGAACTAATGCCGATTCCGATGAGCGACTTATTTTATCAAAAACTTTCTTGACAGAGTTTATAGTTCCTTTTTCTCTAATGAATCCTTGATACAACTGGAACTGGGTCACTGGATCTTCTGCGAGATTCTGTAGATATTCTCTAGACTGATATCCCACAGTATGACGTGCAAGCTCTCGCTGAGTTTCTCCAATGCCTTGTGATTCAACATTAAAATAATCATCAAACTGTTTGATCTTGTAATCAAAGTTTGATAACAGTTGTTTTTCTGGAACTGTATCTAGTTTAGTCCATAGATTAGTATTGAAAGATTCTGATCCTTCTTGATTAACTTGGCTTACCCAATAGTATTGCTGATAAGCAAC